CGAGCACGCCAACTGGAACCTGCTCGGGAAAAAAGGGCAACTCTTCGGCGAACCCGAAGAGACTGAGATGATGACGTTTTTTCACCTGATCAAGCGCGATGGTGGCCACGACATAGTTGCGACACCGTGGGGCGATGCCAAAGAGAAAAAGGAATTGGTTTTTAACGTCTGCCTTAAGATCATCAAAGACGACGTAATCGCGTTTTCCTTTGTCTCCGAGGTCTGGACAGCAAGGGCGACACATGAGGGAAGCAACGCCCCGCCTCCGATTGGTAAAGAACCTAGAAACCGGCCAGACCGCCAGGAAGCGGTTGTGTGCTTAATGGGCGATGCCAAGGAGACGCACTTTAAATCCTGGGAAATTGTTCGCGACCATAACCGGATTTGTACCGAACTCAAAGAGGTGCCGGAAGGGATAGGTTTTCAGAGCTGGATCGCGGACGCCTTGCAGCGTGCGATCAAGGTTAACGAGGTCGACGGAGGCAAGTTCCGAGACAGGATCAAGGAGTTCTTACCATGAGCCAATTTAATCCTACCCAGCTTAAAGACCTCGAATACATCTGCGAGCTAGCCGGGAACTTCCTCCAAGACAGCGGGGGCACTTGGCCGGAGCGCATCCGCGGCTATCGCAAGTTGTTGCTCTCTATGATCGAAGAGCCGAAGCGTGACCTGGCTCAAGAGATCGAGGAACTCAGGAAGGGAGCAGTCGACTTGCGAGCCAAGCTCGAGTTGTTACATCAAGAGCACCAGGAGTTGATAAAAGTGGCTTTGGAGCGGAGGGCCGATGAGCGCAGAACACTTTAAAGACTTTGTTGAGAACGAGGCCAGAGAGATGCCGGAGCGTTATGTCGTGTGGAGTGAAGAGCACGGCGGTTGGTGGATAGCGGGTGGGTGCGGTTACACCCGGCGCTTGGTCGATGCGGGCCGTTTCAGCCAGGAGGAGGCGATGGGGATCGAGGTCCAGGCCAACTCGTTTAGTAAGGATTTGATGGAGGTCGCGATTGTCGATCCTTTAGGGCAGATTGGGGCGGATCCGGCTGGGCCGGAAACGTTTGGTGACTTTCGGGATTTAATCGCGGCGATGGTTGGCGAAGATGAGGCCGTGCGGTCAATGGATCAGAAGATCAAGGAAGCGCCTGGGGGCAGAGCGGAACCGATCAGAGACGTCCAGATGCGCCAGATCTTGATACCGCTCTTAATCTCAATGCTATGAGTTCGACCCTGAAGTTAAGGAAGTCTCTCGCTAAATTGGAGCGCAAGCTGGCTGCGATCCAGCGGTTGATCGATGCTGGCAATTTGGGCTGGTTAACTTACTGGCGGCTCAATTCAGTCTGCCGCAAGATTGAGGAAATAGATTTACAGCTCTCTGCTTGCCAAAGTGAGTCTTGACTGAGCGGGGCTAGGTGCGTTTCCCTAGTCCTTATGGCAAGCGCAAAGCAGAATGGCGGGCCTGCGGTTGATCAGACCACGGCGCCCGCTAAACACGTTCCCTTTCTTACTCCGGAGCAGCGCGACATTTTAGCCAAGTCGGCCCTTTGCGAAAAGCTGGATGAGAATCAGAAAGCCTACTTTTTCGAAGTAGTTGAACGAACGAGATTGGATCCTTTCACCGGTCAAATTCGGCCGGACGTGAGACACAAGACCGAAGAGGACGGTAACAAGACTCCGACCTTTTTGATCATCACGACGCTACAAGGGTTACGCTCGATCGGTGATCGCTCCGGACAACTTGATGGCGAATCGACACCGGAGTGGTGCGGCGAGGACGGTCAATGGAAAGACGTTTGGCTTGAGAGCGCACCGCCAAAGGCAGCGCGAGCCAGCGTATATCGAAAAGACCGGCCACGCGCTCAAATCCAGGTTTGCCGGTGGGACGCATACGTTCAACTCAAATGGGGGCAGAGCGGCGATCCGATTCCGAATCCATTCTGGAAACGGATGGGTTCTCACATGTTGGGCAAATGCTCTTTAGCCGGCGCCTATCGTGGAGCGTTCCCGAATCAATGCTCGGGGCTCTACATCTCCGAAGAGTTGCAAGACGTTCTGGATCCGGACAGTGAAGAAGCGATTGAAGCGGAGATGATTCGTCGAGCTCGCGCGGAGAAAGAGTATTGGGATAAAGAGCGATTGAAAGGCAATCTGCCGATCGATGAAGTACAGCGGCTAGAGCGCGAACAGCATCCCCAGCCGGGTCCAAATGGTCCGGTGCCTGGAATAGATCTAGGCGTGATTCCGACCCTTCCCCAGGTCAGCGCAGCACCGCCTCTGCCGCGGATAACGGCGCCAGCACCTCCTCCTCCTCCCCCTCCCCCCCAACCGGCTTGGCCGGATTTCGTAATCAACCGCATTGAGGCGCTGAGAGGTCGCACGGTGGGCAGTTTAACCATCGGCGAGGTCAATGGCCTGACGGGGCTATTAGGTCGGATGCAGGAATCCTGGGGTGGTCTGGATGCGGACTTGAAAGCCCATTACATGGCGATAAGAGAACGTATTTTGTGGGACCAAGCCCATCCGGCAACAGCCAGCTTAGAATTTTCGGTCACATGAGCGGTGATATAGACAAGTGGTTGAATGCAGGAGTCGCCGACGAGCTGGCCGCAGCGCGGGCGGTGAGTAACGGCCAACCGCCCGCGCCGGTCACTTCGAGTTCGCCAAGTCCGGCGCCTAGTTCGCCAAGTTCGCCCAATAAACCACCAAGTCTCGCTAACCGCGGAGTCAATATTCGAGGCGGCGTTATTCGCAATGAGACGACTAAAATCCGGTCGCAGGTCCAGAATCCAGTGACCAATCCGCGGCCGAGTCCTGATCAGCGGACATTAAAGGGAAAAAACATTCCGCCGCCGGATCCAGTATCGGAGTTTAAGGCCGCTAATCCCGCGCTAGCCGTGCCGAGCGTGTTTACCGGCATGGACATTGACCTTAATAAAAAAGTGTCTCCAGCGCCGGCTCCGGTGCAGGAAAAACTAGTTTCCTCGGTCGCGCCTCCGTTAACAGCAGCAGCAGCGCCGGCCGGCACGGTGGTATCGTTTGATACCACCGTGCGACAATTGGTAGAGTTGGCTCAGGGCCAACCGAATGGGACGCTGCACATTGCGACTGGTCGTTTTGTGTTGTCGGTCGGCATCCTCAAGGCGTCAAAATCTCCGGAGTCGCATCAAGCTGCTCCAAAAAGTTAGCGATCTTTTTGGTGTTAGCTTCGTTGGGCGCATATTTGCCCTCTAACCAAGTTCTGACCGTATAAGCGGAAACGCCGATGGCTCGGGCCGTGACATTTACATGCAAGTGCGCCCGTTTCATGTGGGCTCTCAAAGCCTCCACGACGGCAGAAGTTTTCGCGTCCGAGCCAGAATCATTGAGATGCGCACTGGGTGCCGGCTCACCGGCTGCTTCATGCAGAAACTCGATGGCTTTGGCGACCGCTTCGAGCGGGTTGCTCGCGAAGATTTGCGGGTAGAGTATTTGAGCGGTCCGCCTAGCCTGCTCCTTAGTCATCATATGGCTTCAAGTATAGCATGAGCCTTGTACCGGAAAACATCCTCAAGTGCATGAGCGCTAGCGACCGGCGCAAGTATGCCAAAGGGCAATTCACGGCGATGGAGGTTTATGAGCGGGTCGCTGCAAAAGAGGAGAAGCAGGAGCACAAACGCTTCATCGGTTGGTTGGATCGGCACGACCTTGACTACACGCACTCACGCATGGATAAGCCGGCCACAATTAAGGTCGGAACTCCGGATTTCCATGTGTGGAAAGGCGAGCGCCACTGCTTCGTCGAATTTAAAAGCGAGTTCGGTAAGCTAAGGCAAGCGCAGAAAGATTTTCTGGCTCGACAATGCGAGCGCGGCACGCCAGTGCTGGTGACGCAGAGTTACATCGAAGCCGCCCAATTTGTCGTCACGACATTGGGCCTTGATTTGCTAATTAATATCCTATGACTGTCGACGTCGTTTATACCAGCTATCGCAAAGACCTTAATTGGCTTTGCTATTCGATGCAGCTGCTCCATAAACATCTGCGAGGTGCCTTTGGAGTGCAGGTCATCGTCAACCGAGATTGCAAGGACGTCACCGATACCTGGGGCTTGCCGCGGACGCAGTATCACTTTGTGGATCCCTGGCCGGATGGGTATGCGTTCGCTATGGCTCAGAAAGCCAGCGCCGATAAATACTCCGACGCGGATCTGATTCTCTTAATGGACTCGGACCATATCTTGCTCGAGCCGTTGCACATTGACGATTTGCTCGAGAAAGGCGTTCCGATCATTCGCTACCGCAACTGGGATGAGGATCCGAACGATACCGATCTCACAGTCGGCTTGAAAGTGTGGGGACCACCGACCGAGCGCGTGATGGGCGTGAAGCTCGATAAAAACTACATGATCGCTCCGCCCTTCGCGTTCTGGCATGACACATTCCCGAAGCTCCGAGCGCGCATTGAGCAGGTCGTAGGATTGCCGTTTGAGAAAGCAGTCTTCTCGGACGTTCCGTTCGACTATCGGAAGTTCATGAAACATCCCAAAGTATTTTGCGATTACGAAAGCTTGGGGCTGTACGCAGCGAAATTTCAGCCGGGCCGTTATGCGCTCGTCCATCAACCGCGAGGCACCTATTGGCCGCTGCGAGTGTACTGGTCGCATGGAGATTGGAATGCTGCGCTGCAAGCCAAATTCGACGCATTGCTAGCGGCTTAAGCTCCGGCATTTCTACACCAATCTTGCCATGCAGTTTTGGAGCGCATCCGTTCATCGCTAGGTTGCTCTTTGACTAGTTGATAACGGGCAATGATCTCTTGCCAACCGGTGCGTCGACCGTCCTTCACGCCGTCAACAAAACACATTGTCGATTCGCCAATCCGCCGATAAGCGTAAAGCTTTTCTGCCGGCTTAGGTTCATCCTCGATTAGATCGAGCGCATCGAATCCCTCCGGTGTTTGGGTCACGCGCAAGAACACTGGAGCTCGGCTCAAGGACAGAGTCAGACCTTTTGCTGGTCCGTCATCGAATATCGTCATGGAGACTGCATCCGGCTTTTAGTTGGCGCGGCCTCTGATCCAACAGTCCGAGCGCGAACGCCAGCGCGGGCGCGGGTGCCATGAACAAAAGCGCGACGAGCCATCTCGATTGCGGAACCGTCTTTGATTCCGTGCAGGAGCGCCGGCCGTTCGCCGCCTTTTACGATTCCCTCGAAGACCTCTTTGGTGAGATTTTTCCGCCGGTAAATCTGGGTGAGAAAAGGCGTGTCTTCTGAGTAGTTGAGGAAAAACTTCCGATGATAAAAGTCCCAGGCGATTCCTGCCGGCGTTTGGAGAATGTTCGGCCAATCGCTCACCGCGGTAACCGGCCACATGGCGTTACCGTTGATATGTTGGGCTTCCTCGATTCCTCGGTCATGGAGGTTGCCGACAATAGGCTGCAAACGGGAGCCGTAAGCCTGGTCGAGTACATCGATCCAATCGAGACGTAAAGGGCAACAATCGGGTTCAAAGGTCAGAACGCCGGCACAATCCAGTTCGCCCAGTTTAGCGAGTTCGGCCACGTCGCGCATAGTCGAACGCCAGAGCGCATTTGAGCCCCCCGGCCAACCGCTAGCGTATTCCTTGGCCATCGCTAGCCAGACACTGTCGTAATGCTGGCAAAGCTTTTGTTCGATCGCGTGAACTCGGATCAAGGGAGTGTCTTTTCGGTAGCTAATGAGCCAGCTCGGCCGGCAGGTAGATGGATGGGCCGCTTCGATGCCGGTAACCACGTCGATTAATTCCACTGCGGCGTTGGCATCGATCGGCGACAGCTGGAGCGCGAAAAGTAGGTGGCTCATTCTCCATCGCTTTATCAACCAGCTTAGGATAAAATGCGAGCCGTATGAGCAACGGTTCTTCTGCAACACCATTGGCCACGACTTCGTGGAATCCAACGGGGCTCATGTGCCCCGCAACACCAGTTTATCCGCCTACAGTAACTCCAGGGCAGGGCGGTTACCCGGCGCCGGAAGCCGGCCCGAAAGCCGTGCCTCCAGGCTGCGCACCGGGACTACCGACAATCATTTTTGGTGGCGCTTGGCAGCACTGATCTCCGCTGGGGATGAGATACCCCAGGCCAACTTATCCTCTCCTGTTGCCAAGCCGGAGAGATGCGCCTCCGCCTACACCAGGGGAGATCGGGCCGCGCTCTATCCCTGTTCCTTGGGATCCGAGCTATTACATCATTACGCCGGAAGGCGGTCCTTGCCCTCCTTGCCCTCCTTGTCCGCCCTGTCCGCCGAACGGGGGGCCGACTCCGCCGGTTTCAGAAACGACCTTTTATTTCGGGCCAGGCACTTCCTTTCAAGTCAAGTCGACGATTGCTTGGCTCGGCACGAATCCGCCTCCGAGCAGTTACACCGTTCAGTTTATCGCCATGCAGGGCACGACCCTGTTATTCGTTAAGCAACTCGGGCCGGACCTGGTCCTGACGGTCAATGACGCGCTTGATTGGACGCTGCTTGCTTATTTCCGGCCGGCTGATACGAGCGGTCTTTCAGTGGGTGCTTCACTGGACTGCTTTCTGCAAACGAGCGCCTCGAGCGATGTGTGGCTCTTGGGCCAATTCACCGCAGTAATGACCTAAAGCCCAATGCCAAAGGGGGTCTACTTTTCCAACCTGGTATTGCAGCTGCTCAATACCAATAATCTCTGGCTCGCGATTTTCACTTCCAATGGAGGCGCCACCGGATTCGGGAACGAGATTCCATTTGGTTATGGCTACGGGCGTTTGCCTTTAGGCCTCAACGCGTGGAATCCGCCGGCCAACGGTCAAACCTATAACCTGAACCAAATTATTTATCCGAAAGCCACGCAGATGTGGGCTAACGGAGTGCCGATCACGACGTTCGGATTAGCAGATAATCCGAACTATATGCAAGGCAATCTCTGGATTTATAACGACTTAAAAGCCGAGTTGCAGCAACCCGTCCTTGCTACCGCGCAACTGATCTTTAACCCAGGATCACTCATACTTTTGGAGGTCTAGCAATGATAGGCGGTCTTACTAACTATGCTCAACTGCGGATTCTGAATGCGCTCAAAGGAGGCCGGCCCTCTGGCATTCCGACGACTTGGCGAGTAGCCGCATTTTCAACCGCTGCGCAGCCAGGCGGCTTTAGTCCGATAGAAGCCAACTATCCTGGCTATGGGCGAGTGCTCATAGCTAACAACAACACTAGTTTTAGTGCGGCCAGCGGTTCGAGCGGCACGGTTAGTTCGAGTAACGCAATTGCTATCCCGTTCCCGGCCGGCGGCACCGGAGCTAACCAAACCCTTACCGGGGTTGGTTTTTATGATAATGACGCCAGTGTGCTAGGCGGCGGGAATCTCTGGCTCTTTTGGGCGATCCCGAGCGCCAGCCAACCCATTATCAGTGCCGGCACGGTCTACAACATTCCGATCGCTAATCTGGTGCTTCAAACGTTGTGCTCATCCAATGGCGGATACAGCGATTACGCCGCTAAGAACATCCTGAATGCACTCTTTGGCGGTGCAGGTTTGATTGTCCCGAGTGCGTACTATATCGGCGGCTACAAGGCTAGTCCGACTCCAGTCGGCGGAGGCACTGAATCTCAGATGCCGGCTTATCAACGCCAACTCCTGAACATTGGCCAGGGCACCAATAGGTGGAATCCGCTGTTAAATCCGCTCAAGATTCAGTCTGATTCAAAAGCTACCGCTTCCAGTGCGAGCCTCGTACTGACTTTAGATAAACCATCGACGGATGGCGATTTACTCTTGCTCAATATTGGCTGGCAGATGAATGGGGTCACCATTACCGGGATCAGTGATAACAACGGCAACCAGTACCAAACTCTGCTTACGCAATCGGCTTCGGCTGGCAACCTCATGACCTCGTTGGTCTATTGTCGATCGATCCTTGCCGATACTAATCCCACAATCACGATCACGATCACTTTCAGTGCCACGGTCAACCATCCTTTCGTTGCCTACGAAGAGTGGCAGAATGTCGATGATATTGATTGGGCGAGCTTGGCGGTGGCGCAGTTTACCAGCACTAATGAGACGACCAATCCGACGATTGTACTCAATCCAGGGATCTCAGGAGAGATCATCGCAGTCGGCGTTTACGCCGCAAACGTAGCCTTGGCAACTAATTCCGGTTGGACCCTGGAAGGAAGCGTTACCAGCGCGGGCCAAGGATTTTTCGAACTTCAACTCGGTCCCAATGCAACCGATGGTGCCTACACGGCTGCTCCTTGTGTGCTAGCGAGCGCCGTCAATTGCGCCATGGTCGCGGTCGGTCTTATCCCGATGTCGAGCTTAAATCCTGGCCAATCCCAGGATCCATGGGGAAGCGCGATCGTATTCGGTCCTCTGGGCAACGGAAACGAAACTTGGAACGCCTGGGCGGTTAGCGATAGTCCGGCAACCGGAGCAGGTAATCTGTGGGAATATGGGCAACTAGCAACGCCGGTTCAAGTGACCAATGGAGCTGAACCGCAACTGGTGCCAGGGAGCGTGATGCCGATATTAATCTCAAGCATTTCCTAAAGTGATCCTCGCTGATCTTCCTAATGGGGTAGCAACACTAGTGACTCCTTCGGCGATTAAGCCGGGAATCACAGAAGGAAGTTATCGCCAAGCCTTTAATCAGACTCAGCCTAATGCGCCGGCGGGCGGTGGATTCACCAACGATCCCACTGATGGCAGCTACGACTGGGGCTTTTTCGATTCTGCACTTGCTCAAGCTCAATCCCTTGGCATCAATTGCTGGCTCCGGCTCCTAGTCGGTGCCGATACCCCAGGCTGGGTCAGGAGTCAGTGTGTCGTCTATGTCGGTAGCGACGGTAGTAACTATCCGATCTGGTGGGACGCGAATTACGTCGCCGCACTGACGGCGATCATTCAAGCGATGGGCACTCGTTACGCGAGTAATCCCAGGGTTACTGTGTTTGATTGCAATGCGGCACAAAAAGGCAGTGGCGACTGGACCGTGCCCAACGCAACGACGAGTTGGACCCTGACCCAAAGCCTGACTTGTCCAGCCTTTGGCGCCACCGGCACCACCACCTCCGCTACGGCGCCGTTTAAAAATTGGGTAGGAACACTTCCCGGCTTTGGCTGGTTCCAGGTTACTGCGGTCACTGGATCGGCTGCGCCTTACACAGTCACGATCAAGAACCTCGGAATCAACGGCAACGCTTCTAGCGGAACCATCAATAGCGGCACGGTCTTTACGGTTAACGATGTGGCTAACCTTACCGGTCCCGTTTACGGCTACACGACGACTAAGTTTGTTAACGCAGTTACTAACATCCTGGCAGTCGCGCATGCCGCTTTTCCTAACCAGGTGATTAACCAGGAGGTTGGCCGGACTGGAACCCTAGACCCTTATCCTAATCAGGCCCAGACAAAATGGAGTCAACTTCAAGCCGGCGCATTAGTTCCCGCCGGCAGTAATCCTTACACCTGTACTTTCAGCAACAATGTAGCCGTGGGAAGCCTCCTAATTATTTTTTTAAATATTAGCAGCTCCGCCGCTTCGATTACAGGTTTCACCGATAATCTAAATAATGTCCAGTGGCTGCAAGGAGGTATCATCCAGGCCCAAAATCGGACCTTGGCTTGCTATTACTTACAAAATCAGGTAGCCGGGAAGCTAACAGTTACCATGGCCCTGGCCGCAGCTAGCGGCGCTGTTAACTTTTCTTATTACGAATTTTCTGGACCGCCAATCCCCTTTTGGGATGTAGCGAATACCAATAACGGCGGGACGACTACTACGGTAACAACACCGACGATTACTCCCGCTTTTGCTAGTGATTTAGTCTTGGCCGCTCTGGCTGGTGCTGCCCCTTTAACCGGAGAAGCAGGCTGGACCTTTCAGAGTCACAATACTCTGGCAACTCAATTCATTTTACCGGCATCAGCGGCTCCCATTTCCGCAACCTTTGGCCAAGGGAGTGCAGGTTACGCTTCCCTGATCATCGCCTTTAAATCTTGGGACGGTAATTTGCCCGGCACCACTTTCCAATACCACGCCGCCACCAGAATCGCTCAATGGGCTTATGCGAATATACCGGCAGGGAAATTTGCGATAGAGAAAGACACATTCAATGCGCAGACGCCAAGTGTCGCCACCGCATTGGCGGGGCAGGACGGCAGTTCATTTTATCTTCCTGCTCAAACGGTCGCTGGCTCAAGCAATACCAGCGGTACGACTGGCACTATCCCAGCGGGATCGATGTTAAACGGTCAATGGGCTTGGTACGCATACGATTCTACTGGCCAATACTCGCCCGAATCAACCGCCAGCGCCCAAGGCCCCTATACAGCCAATGGCGGAGTCCCTTACTCGAATCCGTTCCCGGTTTGGGCAGCAACCGTCGCCGTATTGACCGGCTACGGCTGCGTAAGAGGCGAGCCCTATGACATGGATCTGGTCAATGTCTATCTAGCCGTGCTGGCCACCGAGAACACTAAGAGCTCGACTCCTGCTCTTTCCCAACGGATCGAAGCTGTCCTCCTAACCGCGATCGAAAACACCAAGAGCGCGGCCTTAGTCACTGTGCCTGTCAACGCCGATCTGATTGCAGTTGAATTTACTAGTTGTTCGGCACCGAGCATAACGGGAGGAGTAATCATTCCTAGCGGCCGGCTAGCCGCGGTCGAGTCGACCCTGGCACAAGCGCAAATCATTGTGCCCGGCCCGATGTATTGGACCGGGGCGCATAGCGGTGCCGGCGAGCTTTGGCCGTTGTGTCAGACTGAGTTTTATTCTTTAGGCCAAGTAGGCGTCCCGGCGGATCCAAGAATTTTCACTGACCCTGTTCGAAGCGTGTTAGCCGGCATTTCGCTCCGGCAAACTTGGAGCCAATTAGAGTACTCCCAAGGTAATTTTAATTACGATTTTCTGGATTCGGAAATTGATCGGGCCGTTGCCGCCGGCCTGGATGTGGAGTTGCGAATATTGGTGCAAAGCGGTCAACCGAGTTGGTTGAAAAATTTGCCGGTGCAATGGTTTTATCCTTCGGCGTCGCCGCAGAAGCCGCTCTGGCCTTATTGGGATCCGCAGGTGCAACCGCTGCTCTGGAACATGTACGACATGCTTGGCCAACGCTATGCCGCGGTCCCGAATATCAAAATCTTTGCAATTGCCGGCGCCACCTATAGCTCGGGCGATTGGGGCGTTCCGCACCTGGCCGTTGATTGTCAAAATTGGGTGCGCAATTACGGCTACACAAGCCAGCGCCTCATCGACACGGTCGTAAGCGATATTCAACATCTGGCAGACGCGTTTCCGAACGCGATTGTGTATAACGCTTGCGGCCGGAATGGAACCCTTGATCCGACCGATAACGGGATTCTCCCTAACCCGAAGTATGCGGTCGCTGATTACTGTTGCGAGAAAATCATTCAGCAGGCTTACCAGTTACTCGGCAAAAGATTTCGCGCCGGCAAGAACCAACTGAATGCGATAATACCTTTCCCGGCGCAGGCCTGGGGCAGCAATTTTCAGATTCTATATGAGGCGATGCCTCTGGGCGATATTGGAGGGCAATCAACCTGGTGGAATTCGGGCGACACGACTTATCGGAATAACGCCGGCAAAGCGCCTCCCAATAATGGACAAGTCCCTTGGTGGAATTACGTAAACAACCCGCCGAACGCTACTCCGGTTAATGCGACCATACTTGCCGCGCAACTGGCTCGAGTCGCCGCCTACCGGATGAAGCACTACGAGATTTACCAAGCTGATGCGACGGATCTATGGTACGTCGTCGCCTACAGCGCCCTGTCGGATCTGCTGTATCTAGGCGACAATAGCACCGCTCTTTATAGCGGTGGCCCGAACTATATCCTGGCGGGATCGCCGGTCTAATTTTTTGCTTGCCTGTTTTAATTGGCTGTCGGCTATTGGTCACATGCCGGAACTGACTCCTTATTGGGAAGCATTGTGGAAAGCGGTCAACGTTCAGACTCAGGAAGAGGCGGATCAGACTTTAGAAGAGCTGATTAAACGCTGCCAAAAAGAAGTTCCGCTCATGAATTACGGCGAAGCTAAAGCAATTCAGCTGAGCAATATCGGCTGGTTTTTTGGCGAGGTCGATCGCGAGACGCGAGAGCGAGCAATGAAGCTCTACCCAGAGGCCGAGCATCCGATCTTCGGTCGCGATTACGGCGACATTTCTCCCGATACATTGCTCTCAGCCGGCATGGTGATCGGCAGAGCTCTGCGCAAAGGAAAAGACATCGAATCAGCTATCATCGCAGGACGCAAGGTCATCAAAGATGCTAATAAAAATGCCAGTTAAGGGGAAAAAGGAGATCCAGTTTTGGCTCCATGCGTTTCATCTAGAAAAGGAGATTGAGAACATCGCTATGATGCTGAACCAGGATGTGCGCCGAAGGACAGGGTTCTGTCCGATTCTCACTGAGTACGAGGCCGGCGAAATGTTTTTTCATATCATCCTCGGCGCGACTGTTGATCCACTGGGACTGTCCGACGGAGCGGGATTTGTCTGGTTAACAACCGGTGAAAAACACAAAGACCTAGCGGAAAAGGACTGGAGAAAAATCGGAGATGAAGTTTTAAAGTCCGCGCAGGAATCAGGCAAGTGGGATGAAACTTTCGAAATTGAGTCAGGGCGCGAAGTATGAGCGGAGACAATGAGTAGCGCACCTTGGGCATCTCACTACGGCGGTGAAGGCGATGAGAAAATAAACGTTATCCAAAGAGGCTGCGGATGTGCCCGTCTCTTGCTCGGCCTGTTTCTCAGCCTCTTGATCCTACTTTTAGAACGACATGAGTAGAGCCGAACACTTAGCTTGGTGCAAAGAGCGAGCATTGGAATATCTGCCAACCGATCCGGAGAACGCGGTCGCCTCAATGATGAGCGACATGAGCAAACACGAGGAAACTAATCACCATGCTGGCGTTGAGCTAGGCATGCAGCTGTTGCTAAACGGCCACTTGAACAGTGCTGACTCGGTGCGCCGTTGGATAACCGGGTTCAATTGATATGAGCGCAGAAGACGAAGTTAGAGCCAACCTGCAAGAGATCGGGCGCGGCCTAAAGAAACAGCTCCCGGCAGGCTTCCAATTTGTATTGTTAGTATCCAGGATGGGACCGGATCAGACCTTGCTCTATTTGTCGACGGTTGAACGAGCCGACGCGATTCAGGTGATGCGCGAGTTTATTGCCGTGCAGATGGAAGAACGCAACTGGCAACGGGAGCGGCCCCAGCTCGACGCCGAAGGAGGGCTAGAGATCGAGGCCGAGTTCGAGACGTGGTGGAAAAGCCAGTGTGCTCGAGTCCCGAAACTGCCGATCAAGTTCGACTTGGGCCAACTCAAACAATGGACCCGAGACGCTTTCAAGGGCGGAAGGTCAACTGCGTAAATGCCAATTGAATCCTCTTTGCTTGAGGGCTTGCCGAGCCCGATCAAGGTCTGTCCAAAGTGCGGAGTTGAACCGTTCAGACCGTTTTTGCGGGGCCAGATTCAGCGTGGCCGATGGAAGCTATGCTTTATGAGGCGCTGGCCATTTGTAAAGACCGAACCGCAAAAGTATTGCGCTCTGATTTGCTGGGAGTGCAAAGCGATCGTCGACTACGAGTGACATGCAAAACGCACTCGCCTTCTGAGTCTTAGGCGCGTATGCTCGAAGCCCATGGCAAACCCTCCCAGGCCATTGGTGCTTTACACTGGCGCAGACGGCAAGATGTGGGCTGCGGACGGCATCCTGAAAGTAGCCTACCGGATGCAGCCAGGCTCAGCGCGGAGAGAGAATTATCCTGCCCCACCTACGTCCGCGCAAGATGCGCTGCCGCCGAGCGACGGCCAATTTTACGGCGTCCAAAACCAAGCCTGGGCTCCAGTCCCTACCTCGCCTATCACGGTCGACGCTCCGAGCGATGGAACTCCTTACGCTCGGGAAAATCAATCATGGAGCCGGATCGTTTTTCCACCCCCTCCGATTGCAAGCGATGCGCCTTCTGATGGCAATCTCTATACTCGCAAGAATGGAGCCTGGGCCAAGAGCGCCGTCCAGGCCGACGCAGTAGACACTAGCCTTTACTCACGGACACTTGGCGCTTGGACAAAGGCACCGATCCAAATCGATGCACCTTCTGACGGCAACCGATACGCCCGGCAGTCAGGATCGTGGGTTCCAGTCGGATCTGTCGATGTCCAAGTGTTTTCGACGCCGGGCAGTTTTACTTGGACTAAGCCCACTAGCTTCATCCCAAAGATGGTGGAAATCATCTGTATCGGCGGAGGCGGCGGAGGTGGTTCTGGCGCTTTCCAGGCTAGTGGGACAGCAGCAGGCGGCGGTGGGGGCGGAGGAGGCGGTGGTTATGCTTATATTCGGGTTCCAGCTTCTCTGGTGCCTGCTACGGTGGCTCTAGTAGTATCAGCCGGTGGTATAGGCGGAGCCGCGGTTACTGCCGCCGGTAATGGTAACAATGGGACATCGGGAAGTTTTAGCCGCTTTGGAGCGAATCTCTTAGCTTGGTGTGTTGGTAGCGGTGGTTCCTTTGGTTCGGGTGGCACTAGCGCTACGGCTAATGGTGGGGCAGGAAGTGTCGGCGGTTTATTTGTTGGAGGGACTGGTGCTTCGGCATTAACACCTGGTACGGCAGGGATCGGCGGATCTAATGCTGCTCAAGTCCAAGGCGGTCCCGGTGGAGGCGGTAGTGGAGCTGGAATCGGAACGACGCCTTCAGAACACGGTGGCGGCTCAGGTGCGGATGTTCCTTATTTCCTTTTATCTACTAGTGGCGGTTCATCTTCTGGAGGCGTAAATCACGGCCCCGGCAATAACGGGAATGCTGCTCCTAATGGCCTCTATGCTGGCGGTGCTGGCGGCGGTGGTGGTGGTTCTTCAACTACAGCGGGAACTGCCGGTGGTAACGGTGGTCTAGGTGGCAGCTACGGTGGTGGCGGCGGCGGCGGTGGTGGTGGATTAGCAGCAACCTGTCCCGGTTCTGGCGCGGGTGGCAACGGAGCAAATGGCTTAGTTGTGGTTATCACTACCTAGATCTGGTCTTGTCTCAATTCTTGCCTAGTGAGACAAAGCCTTATTGGACCGGCTAGTTGATCAACTCCAAGAAACGCTCGGGACTGGGAGCGACGAAGAGCGGCTCGCAGCTGTGCGAAAACTAGAGCCCAGTTGTGAGGTTCTAGCACAAGCCGACGCATTTCTCTGGGCAGTAGTGTGGCGCCTATTGCGTGCGAATTTGCTCGCTGCGGTCGCTCGTCTCATATGGCCCCAGGAATTATTCGATTCGCGGCCCGAATGTGTGCGGCTCATCTGGCACACGATTCATGCTGAAGCGAAGGTCATTTTTTTGGGCTGCGGATCCGCCGGCAAATCGTACAGCTCTGCGGCCTGGTTCCTTTTGGATTATCTGAGAGATCCGGCCTTCACGAATACGAAGATCATTTCCAGCACCGCCGGCCACGCCAAATCCAATATCTTTTCAACCTTCGCAAACCTGCACGCAAAGAGCCGGATTAAGTTACCGGGCATTCGCATAGATGGCTTTATAGGCCTCGATAGTGCGAACCGGCACGCCGGCATTAGCCGAGTATCGATCCCGGCTGGTGAGTCCGGCAGGGCCGCACTACAGGGCTTCCATCCGATTCCTCGCTCGGCGCCAGATCCGATTTTCGGAACAGTCGGTCGCGTACGAGCTCTAGTCGACGAAGCCGAGGAAGTGCCCTTGGGTTTGTGGCGCGGCGTGCAAAACATGTTGCTCTCTATGGAGGGCACCGACCTCATCAAAGTGGTCGCGGCAACCAATCCTCACAACGTTCTATCGCCTTTGGCTAGTTACGCGATGCCGGTTCAGGGGTGGAACCGGATCAAGGCGGATATTGATAAAAAATGGGTGAGCAAGGAAGGCTGGCTCGTTCAGCGCATCGACGGCGTAGACCTAGAAAATGTGCGTGAACGCCGGGTCATCTATTCCGGCTTCATGACCTTCTCAGGCTTCGAGAATCTCCGGCTCAAAGGCGGAGGCAATTCGCCTGACTATTGGACGCTAGCCAGGGGCATGTACAGTTTAGAGGGCGTCAACAACGCGCTGATTCCGCTCTCGTATTTAGACACGTTGGTTGGTACACTCTTATTTGTCGGCAGGGTGGTGCCGTGCGGAAGTTTAGACGTCGCATTCGAAAGCCCAGGCGATGAATGCGTTTTATGCGCAGGCAGATACGGGTTGGCTAGCGGTTGGCGCGATCAAACCGGAGCGGTCCGCTATTTTGAGAAGTCCCGATATTGTTTGCAGATCGACCAATTTTTCACACTGGCAAAGGTCCGCACGATTCAGCAGGCAGAGAATGTCATCGACTATTGCAAACGATTGGCGATTTCACCTGAGTGGTTCGTGGTTGATAAAACCGCTATCGGAACCGGACTCCACGATTCACTGATGACGCTCTGGGATCCGGAGGTAGTAGGAATCAATTGGGGTGAAGGGCCGACTGAGAAAAAGATCCTCGAGGATGACTCGACTACTCCAATCGAAGAGTACGAGAACTTGGCGACCGAAATGCACTGGGCGCTGCGCAAGTATATCGAGTTCGAGTTCATCAAAACCAGTCCAACCCTAGACACGGACAAGCTTTTCAGAGAGATGACCTTGCGCACCTATCAACTCGGCGGCAAAGGGCCAACGGATTTAGCGCGGACACGGATCCAGCCCAAGAAAGAATTCAAGGCGCTTCACGGCTGGTCGCCGGACCGGGCCGACGCGCTAGTGATGCTCTTACATCGAGTCCGGATATTAGGGCCAGAACGAGCAAGGATGTTCGGCCGCACATTGCCACGCCGGCAAGCCAAAGTAGTCGGCGTTATCGAGCGTGGTGCTCAATCCGGAGTCAAATGGAATCCGTCGCTTGATTCCTAGCAAATGATTTAGTTCGGTCCTAGCATGGCAAATTATGCATGCTCATGAAGAATGGGTCGGTAGGTGCATTGATCTTGGACTCTGCAACGCAGCAGATTGGTGGATCGGTCACATGGTTACGGCATTTCCGAACCGTCCTGAGATAAACCACAGGCATGTCGGCTCTTTTGACCGGTCGACAATCGAAAAATTCGGCAAGGGAATGGAGGGTCTGCGCAGCCAAGTTGAGGGAGTTCCGAATGCGGACTTCCAAGCGAGAGCAACTCGAGATTTGGACGCGCTCGAGGCCGCGGCAAACATGCTGGCCGAGTTGAAGGCTCACGGACGGAATGAGCATCTGCGGCAACTCGAACTGATGCAGCAGCCGCAGGCTAGCGCTCCGCCGGCAGCTCCGCCGATGCCGGCCACAACGCCGCAACCCGAAGAAGAGGAGCCTGAGCTTGAGCCCGAAGAAGAGCCGCCGGAGCCCGAAAAAGAAACCGGTGACCACTCGGCCACCGGCGTCATGCAAGCATCATCAGAACCACTTCCAGAAAGCTCCGAACAAGGCGAACCTATCGCGGAGCTGGAGCAGTTCAATACCGATTTGCTGGATCCGCGATCAATCCAGAACGTCGACGCATTTCTGGTCGTTTTTGATCGGACCTCTTCGGTCCTAGATGAAGTGAGAGATCCATGGGCGATAAAACAGATTGTCGATATCGCCGAAAAACTGCGCATGCTCGTCGACCTGTTGAGCCTAGGGCAGCGCTGCGAGAAAAAGGCCAAAAAGTTGCGGTTTGACGCTCTCTACAAAGCTAGCCAATTGTTCGACCCTCCCCCCCGCGGTCGTCCGAGCCTCAATGGCCAAACTGATCCGCTCAACTGCTTTACGGAGTATCAGAGGAAGCTAGTTACGCTCCTTCGGCCTTTCGAGCCGCAGGATTATCGGCGTATTCGCGACCAGGGGATTGAGGACGGCACTTTAAGTGAGAAAAGCTTTAAAGCGCCAGCGACGCCAAAGAAACAGGAAAAGAGCGGGACTGAGCATCTGAATCCGAGGCGCTTCATGTACGACTTCCTGGCTGATTTTCGGCAAAACCTGACGCTGAGTTACCGCCTAGACCAAGTCGAGGATTGGGCATCCGATTCGATCGTGTTGGAGAATCTCGGCCCGGTCCTTCAGCAGTATACCGAGTTCACGATTGCATTAAGTGGACTGCTTCAGCGCAAGATGCTCGAAAAGGAAATGGCCAATCTGACACTGCAAAAATAATTCAGATGCCACTCCGATTTATTTTAGAACAGGCTAAAAGACAATATGACCCATCCTATGAACACATTGAAAATCAGTCATAAATTGCGCTCCGAGTTAAGGCACCAAGGTCGCGCCGAATTGAAGCGAGCCGGGTTTCCAGAAGAAATCAGTCCACTAGAAGAGCTCGAAGATTTCCTAGAACGGGTGCAGCCAAACCTTTCCTTTGATCCCGGTCCTTTGGATGAGCGTGAAGATTTACTCTGGCGCCTTAAAACCGCGAGGGACCAACTCCAGAACTGGTTCAAATCGGAAATAGCGGCTTTAGAGGCCGGTCCGCCAAGCTAGGCCAAGGCTGCGAATTGGGGAACAGTTCCACGTGGAAACGTATTGCCCTAAGATAATTTTGTTACACTAAATCATATGCTCACCACTATTTTTCTGATCATCATCGTGGCCATCATCCTGGGATTGGTGGTCTGGTTGGTAGGGCAGATTCCAGGGATGGCACCGTTCGCCCAGATTGTGCGAGTGGTCTGTATCGTGCTCTTCATTGTCTGGATCCTTTACCTCCTCATGGGAGTTGTGGGTGGCTTACACCTAGCACCGGTAAAATGAGAAGATTTCTAATCGATCTCCAGGTGCTAGATGATGGGCTCTGGCAGGCGCACCTAAGCAACGAAGAGGGCGGCATCCAAACGGTCAAAGGAGTCGAGTCGACCCTGGGCGACATTTTTAGAGAAATCGCTAGGACCGCAGTCAGGGTGAACAACGAGGCAAAAGCCAAGGAGCCCTGACTTTATATGAGAAGGATCCGAACACTGTACGGAGAGGTCGAGGAGCCGAAGGTGCCAGATGGATTCCATGATAGGCTGGTACTGTTCTTGAACAAAGAATTGGATCCAGCCGGCCTGAAATGGGTGATCATAAACAGGCCGAACGAAGTCACGATCTACTTGGACGATGAAAAGATTCCAGTTACCAAAGAGTCGTAAGGTTTACGTCTACGACAAAGCGACCGGCAAGATGGTGGAGAGGAAGCCGGCCCAAGAAGAAATGACCATAGAACGTCTGTGGGTTCCCGAGGGCGCAACAACCGATTGTGCTCCTGGCGTGCTCACCGAGCTCGGCTTCGATGAAGCCCCGCCCGAGTAAATTGTTGTCAGCTGACAACAAAAAAGAGGAGAGCGAGCCGTAAGGGGACTCGCTCTCGCTGCTCTAACAACACAGAATAACGGAATCAATAATAAAGAACCGCCTTGGCTCTAGCTCTGAGGGCTTGAATTAGCAATCAGAAATTCAATCGCAACAAGTTTGAGGCATGTAATCAGGGACTTGCACGCCGGCTTGAATTGTGCCAAAGAAGAAAAAGCCGGCGGAGACTTTTTGGAAGGAGACTCCGCTCGGCTAAAAAACAATTCCACTGCGACTGTATCGCCAGCGGCCAATTCGGTCAATTGGCGCTCCCGCCTGCCGTGGGATCAAATTAGAAACCCCAATATGTTTAATCACACGCAGATGGACATCTTGAGCTCCAAGATGGACCGATACCAACAACGTACGCTGGCTCACAGAGAAGAAGGCGAAGCTATAGCGCGGGACTTCAAGGACATAATTAATGACCTTACTGAATGGGAGGTCAAAGAAGGCGACCAAGAAGCCTTTCTCTCGCGGCATAAGGCGCAAGGTTACGCCATTACGCCGAAGGTTCGCCGAGATACTTATCGAGCTTTTTCAGCAGCTCTTGATCTCGTAAATGAGAAAACCACTACCGGAAGAAAACGGGCACTTCAGAGCCTCTCTCATGGCGAGGCTGGCTATGGAGTACGGGATGCCGAGGATATCAGCGAGGCCACTAAGCTTCGGAATGAAGGTAGGCTCAAGGCCGAAAGAGCCGAGCTATTACGGAAGATGCGAAATCGATACTTCCGCCCTATCGGCAAAATGGTTGATATCCATTCCGCTACCCTTACTTGGGATATCGTCATCGAGCACCTCAAAAAGTACGCAGGGGAGCACGAAGAACAGTACGGCTCTCGAATAGCCGCAGACAGAGCGGAGGATCAGCAGCGTGCCGCTAAGGGTAAATGAAGGCGAACTCAAAGCGAACTCAGGCACGCCTTAGTCGGATACAGCTCTCTGCGATCACAGAGGTTGAGAAAGCTCTCGAAGCTGGCGAGATCTCGATCGAGTCTGCGGAGGTCATTTCCAGATACTCTGAGAACGTGCAGAGACTGATGCTGGCAGAAACCGTGCGGGCGCGACCGAAGCCGACTCAGGACAAGAAGGTGACATTGATGCCAGGGCTTGCGGAAAAGAAAGCTCACGACCAAGCCGCTGATGAGCGCATTGAGGAAGCAATGCGATTCGAGGTAATGTAAGGCCACAGAAGCCCATCAAAATTCAGCACGCGGAGTGCCAGGAGCCATCCTGGCACTCCTTTTTTGTTGCGGGTTGTCCAGTTGAGGAGTAAACCATTGGGCACAGGCTCTTAGCTCGCTCGGGCCTGGGAAAAGTCGCAACCGAGAGCTCGCCGGTCGCCGCGGCGTAATTACGGGTGCCGCAGTACGCCACAACCACTCGGTTGTAAAACTGCGTCCACTGCCGGCCCTTCGCCTGGCATCAACCCAGAACTCTTTTTACCCTTTTTCCTTTTATGGGCGATTGCCTAATATCTCCTCAACAGGCTGTAGATTTCGCGAATAGGGACATCAGCCGCTTAGTTGGAAACATCACTTTGCTTCTGATGAGGCGGGCGCCTTACGCAGACATTCTCTCAGGCGGAATTTTTGAGTCGGCGGTCAGCGATGAACAAAGAAATGTCGTCATGGAAAGACCGGTTTTGAATCAGTCGTTAGTGACGCCAACATTCTTTAACGATACGGATTCGTGCGCCGAGCTCGGCCAAATTATTGAAACCGGTTCGACTGAGTACACCACGAAACTCGGAACCATCCGAGGCCGCGGACCTAAGTTATGTGTAAAATCAATGAGGTCCGCATTTCAGGCCTCATATTCTAGCACGCAAGATGCGATGCAGAAGACGCTGCTCTACTTCATGAACTGTGACGTTCGTTCGCAACTCTTGTTACGCAGCGGCGTCAAGATCAAGTGTAACACCGCCTATACTTTTCCGCAGATGGTGTCCGGCGATGTGCAGGCGATCGACGTTTCGTTCAACGATGATAATCCTCCGGACACAGCTCCTACGTGGAAATTCATGAAGTACACAGAGACGTGGGCGCACGAGGCATTGTTAGCTGAACCGTTCGAGTCGGAAGCCGGCACGATTACTAAGGTAATTGCAGGCGCTGATATCATCGACGTTTTCCGTGATGAGTTAGATGTGCGCTATGATATGAGAGCGCTTACTACCGGGAAATACGCGCTCGGTGAAGAGACAATTACAGGCTACTCCTGGTATGGACCATACCAGGGCATTGGACTAGGAATAGATCAGCAGCCTCTGCGCTTCGATACCTGGCAGGAACTTAACGGTCAACTGATCCCAGATTTTATCGAGCCAGAAGTCGCGGTGCAAGTTTCTAAGGGCATCGGCGCACGGGCGAACCCTGCTTATCTTGAAGCGCAATACGAAGTTTTATTCATGTGCTTCTCGAATAGTTTCCGCCGACTAACACCGGAAAGTTACACTGGGGCTGGTGAATTTCGGTTTCCTCCACAGTTCAGCCAAGGAGAATTGGAATTCGTTGTCATCAGAGACAACGACTGTAATGCCTTTGGTGATTTCGGCGTTCACCTGTATCAGATCACGCGAGCGTACCGGCCGGAGCGTCCGCACGCGGTGATTCCGATTGCGTTCAAACGTTGCCAACCCGATTTCGGTTTCGCGACTTGCCAAGGTTATACTGGCAGCGCCACGGGATCCATGGTTGGAAGCCTTACTATCTAGCTTCCTTGGGGGAAGTTATAACGCTTCTGGCTCGCGGATTCGCGACGGGCCGTCGAGCCAGAAGCTAACCTTATGTACGCTGATGATGCTCCGTTAGTTGCACCGCAGCAACCGATGCGGCCTGCCTGGATGGGCGACTTCTGCGAGAACATGCGCTGGAGTGTTGTCCAGGGCGATGCCCTCGCGTATTTTATTCAATTCCTTTGCAGTTGTCTCTCGACTGGAGCTCTAGCTCCTGACGTCACTAATTACGTTTTCCTTTTTACGGTCAAAGCAAGCCTGGATCCCTTGGATCCCAATACCCTTGCCCAAGTAGTCTGGAACGAGCAACACGGCACCTGCGGCTATACCGCGCTGATCGTTTTGCCTAACATCACTGCGGCGTTGCCGGCGGGTAACTACGCCTTTGATCTTAAGTACATGACTCCGAGCGCCTATCTCACAACCACGTTTGCTCGAGGCGAACTCGATGTGTTGCCAGGCACTAATACGACCTTGTCCGCGATGGTGCCTTTGCCGCCTGAGTACATTCCCGGCACTACCGTGGTGAGAACAGCCCGCGCACAAGCCCAACTCGCCGCCCGCCAGTTCGCCGCAGCCCGATTAATCCGATAACAATGCCATAATAATGCCATAATTATGAGCGTCCGATTTACCCAAGGTCAGATTTTAGAAGTGCCGCTCCCGAGCGATTACCAGGATCAAGCGTGTCTGCCGATCGTTATCCTTCAGCCGACTGCGGATGCGACCAACTACATGCTGCGATCCAACTACGCGACGAACGGCCAACCAGGCATTGTCGACAAAGCGGTGCTGGCGGAGACAGTCGAAATCCTTCCCCAGCACGGTCCGCAGCACATTCAAAACGGCAATGATCCGATCCCAGACTCCAACACCCAATTTGATGGGCTTTGTCCTGCCGGCGACGGTAATCCGCTCTCGTATTTAGGCGGTGATCGCCAGAACCATTCGTTGCCTCCCGCGGTTCACACACGCAGCGAAGGTCCAGTAACATTGAGTTCAGGCAATAGCACTGGCTCCGTGCTCTTACTGAGCGTGGTGCCGAATTTGCAGCCGGGTATTTATCTGATCGACCGCGCTTACCTCTACAATTGGAATAAGAATTTTCCGATTTCAGGGATGGTGCATTTCGAGGTCTACGATGCCAATGCGGCCAATTGGGTGGCCGTGACCGCCTCAACCGATATCAGCCAACTGTCGGCCGATACCTCGGTAATCAACGCGCTGTTACTTTCTAGCGCCCTGGTCAGAGTCTGGACCGGGCCGGCGAGTGCTTTCCAATGGCGCCTGGTCTTGGATACGCCTGGGAGCACTACTTATTTCCAGGCCGGCATGGGTTTCTCAATTCTGTCCTTAACCGCTCTCTCCACATGAGTATCGCCCAAGCAGGAGTTTACCTTCCTTTCAAGTCCCTGTTGCAGGGTTCCGGCATCGTGCTGACTGAAACGGCAACTTCGATCACGGTCGGTACGACCGGCGCAGGCCCTGGCGGGGGAGACATGCTCAAATCGGAGTATGCCACCAATGGCGTCAACGGAGTGGTAGATAAAGCAGTGGTAGCCGAAGGCCTCACAAGCGGTGCCAACGTGCCTTACGCGACGCAGGCCGGCTCGGTGCCATGGGGAGGCATCACCGGAGCGCCGACTACTTTCCCTTCCTCCTGGTCGCAAATAACCGGCATCCCGGCCACATTTCCGTCGACCTGGTCAACGGTTAGCGGCAAGCCGACAACCTTCCCTCCCAGTCCGCACGAGACGACACACTTGCCTGGCGGCACCGATGTAATACCGATGGCGAGTAGAACCTCGGCCGGCCTCTTGGCGCAGTTAAGTGGAGCGGCGACCGATTATGTAGGAGGAGACAATGCAACGCACCAACTGCCCAATGCCTCCAATCCGGATGGCGATCTAATCCCGCCGGCCAGTCCGAGTGCTTTCGATGACGAATTTAAAAGTGCTACGCTCAATCCGAAATGGACCATCAGCGGCGCCAAAGCTCTGGTAACAGCAACTCTTACTGGAAGCGATTATTTGCAGCTTGCCTACCAGTATGGGGCAACCGGTAGCATTGTGCTAAGAGCGACTGAACCGCTTACCGGCATCGCAGCTGGCTTCGGATTCCAGATCAAGCTGCGCGGAGTTCTAAATAGTTACGGCTCAGGCGGCGCCAGTACCAATTACCTCGGCAATGTCGCATTCGGTCTTTTAACGAGCAGCCGTTCCATTGGCGTAGGTTTATCCGTCCAAACCGAAACCGATGGCTCCGGTACTCAACTTTGGTATATCATGTTTGGGATCTGGAAGGGCTCAGGCATGGGCAACCTCTTTTATGAGACGCCCGCCATGTACACCGGGACTGACCTGCGTTTTAAGATCTGGAACGACACCAGCGGCGGTACGCCTGGGCAGTTGAGTATTGCCGTTAGCACCGACGCCATTAATTGGCTCACCATCTATACGGAAGCTTTTTCCAATGGGGGCAGCTTGAATGGAACCTTCCCCACTAGCTTGGTTCTGGATGTGGACTCCGGAGGTGCAACCGGTGGCGGAGGTGCGGCTATGGGCGCGTTCGACTATGTGCGCAAAATCTCATGAGGTTGACCAGGACAGAGCGAGCCAAATTCAAACGCCAGATTGTAGAAGCCATTCTCATAAGCGGCGGTCGACGTTTACTTTCTTGGGCCGTATTAGAAGCTCACACCCGTTATCAGAATATACCTAGAATTTATCGACGATGAATCCACGAATCCCCCAAATTGAAGAGCCATTGGAGCCGGTGGCAAAAAATGACGGCATCGCAGAGGTCCGGATTGAACTCGAGAACGGTAGCTATGCCAGGCTAGCCGAAGGCATCGTTCACTTGTACCTGGCCGACAACACCGAGCTTTTTAGCGTCGACGCGAACACGGTGCTATTCGAGAAAAAAACCTTGGTCGCGATGATGCAGATCTTTCTCATCGGGGTCCAGCGAGGGCGCTCTACGGAGTTGGCTAACATCCGTCAAAAACTCAGCCAGATAATCAATCTGGTTTTTAACTAAAGGTGATATGCCAAAGACTACAAAAAGCGGAAAGAAAACCGCAGTTGCCGATGTCGAAAGCAAACTAAAACGAGAGTATCCCGGCAATCCCGGTGCTGTCTACGGGACTCTGAATAAAGCCGGACTCATGCGCGGTAACAAGACGACCGCAAAAGGCAGACGAGCAGCTAAACGAAAGTGACCAAGCAAGACATCAACCACATTTATGAGCAGAGCGTTTACGAAATCCGATTGCGAGTGGCGATCAGCTTACTGTGCGTGCCGGGCATCAGCATGGAAGCGGCACTAGAGGAGGCAGATAAATTCGTCCTGAGGCTACAGGATGAAGACGCGAGTTGGTTGACGAGTCGATTCAAATAGAACCCCAATTATGAAGGTCACGCGCAAATACAAAGATGAATTCAAGGCGCTCGGGCCGTCGAAAGACAACGACGAAATCTCGCCCAGTTTAAACCTGCGCGAATTGCCTAAGCCGATCGAAGGCCTCGAGGCCGGCCAAGACTTCGAGGGCCACATCAAAGGCAAATGCCGCGGCCACAAGATAAGTGGCGGCGAAGGTAAAGAAACCCATCACTACGATTTGGACGTCCACGATTTCGAGCACAAGGGCAACGGCAAAGAGGTCAAGCAGAAGAAGTCCGGCCACGAGGAAGTCAAGGAAGCGATGGACAAGTACGACAAAGAGGATGCCGAGAAAAAGGCCAAGAAAGACAAAGAACCCGAAAAGGCCGAAGCTAAAAAGTGAATGGATGTTCTGTCCACAGAGCCGGCCGACATTGCTGAACGACTTTTATCACGGGTTGTCCTCGAGGACGAAAACTTTCCTGAAAACGGATGTTGGCTCTGGCAAGACGCGCTAACCGATCGAGGCTATGCCTCATTTCGGATTCGCCGACGCACTTATAACGCTCATCGATGGCTGTACGAATGGAAATACGGGTCGCTTCCTGATGATATTCAATTGGATCATCTTTGTCGGACGAGACGCTGCATTAATTGGACCCATCTAGAGCCGTTGACTCAGAAACAGCACTCACTTAGAACGCCAGAGAATTCCGGCTGGTTTACAACGCCGACCCACTGCAAGCACGGGCATGAGTTGACGCCAGAAAATATATACACTTACCGCACTTCAGATGGTCATACGCATCAGCATTGTCGAACTTGCCGACGAGAAAGGCAGCGCAAGCAATGATTCTTGTATCTGACATCATCGGCGAAGTAAGTCAGGTACTCGGACGCTGTGATCAAACATATTTATTTTCGGTCCTTACTCGAGCCGTCGAAACGCTGGCGCGGAAAGCGTGCGCTGTCTCAATCACTTTCGATCCTTTGATGATCTACGTAGACCTGCCGGTGCAGCAGGATTACTACGTGTTTCTGCCCTATCAAATCGAGAAACCGATCAGGGTCAATATCAACGGCAATCCGACCTTTTCGCGCCCGCCGCTCTACGAATTCACGCTGAATGGTCCCGGCTCGAATGATCTCGAGGCCGGCTGGCAATGGCAGGAACGGCTTACCGGTCCGATCCAACGCAAATGGCCTCGAGGGGCCTTTCAACTCCGAGCGATCAGCGACTCGGAAGCTGACACTGAGTTAGACCTGACGATCAAGGTCCGCGGGCGCAGCCGGACCGATTACATCATTACTCTGCCGATTGCGCCGGCAGGTACGACTCCGAGCCTAAGCAATTCGGTCTACGGGGTCATTGAAGTGGTTAAACCGCCAAGTGTGGGAACCGTGTCGCTATACGCCGGTCCTTATCTTCTAGCGAACTATTACCCCAGCATCACACTGCCGGAATTCTCGTGCATCAAGTTGAGTCAGAAAGCGGTTGGCGTACGCATGCTAGCTCGGCGCAAGACGATGCCGATCACGAGCTTGCTGGATGTGATCCCGCTGAACAGTTCGCAAGCGGTCGTGATGCAATGCCAGGCCATCAAGTATTACGACGAGGTGCATTTTGACTTAGCGCAGGCAGCAGAACAGCAGGCTGTTACCTATCTCAACGAAGAGCAAGCCGCTCGGAATGCGTACTTCCAATCCTCAACGGCAACCGAGGTCGCGACCGCGCTCAACCTCACAATCGGCCAAAGAGACGTGGTCATCTGCGCGGACATTTACGACGAAGCAGCGCGGATCTTTGGCTTCATCGGCCGGCCAAAGATTTTCGATCGAATCACGAGCACGATGGAGTTGCTCTATAACAAGTGTCAATATTGGGATGGCTTAACCGGCGTCGTGACGCTACGCGCTGACCAGGATTACTACATCGCCTTGCCGCGCTACGTGGACACGATCCTGGCCATGAATGTTAACCGGACCATTGGCGCTTACCATTCGCCCTGGTTCGAGTTTTCTTATGCCGGCTTGGGCGAATTCGGAGATTTGCAGCAACAGTCCGAAGGCTGGCAACCATGGTCGCAATTAGCTCAACAACAGGGTTCAACTAATGCTTCTGTATATCCGTATTCAAGCGGCTGGGGCAGTGTTGGTATCAACGGCTCCAATCGACTCGGGAAAGGGTGGGAGGAAGTCGGCACGACGCCATTTGCGTTCCGGCTCCGCGGTCCGGCCGCGCTATACGCACAACCGGAACTCGGCCAAGATAACGGCGCCCGAATAACGGTCTACGGCTATCTGCAAGAGAGCCCAGTACTCAATAGCCGAGGTCAATGGGGAGTAGATATCCCTTGCTACGCCAATCGGTTTGCACCGAGCAAATACGTCTTCGACCGCGTAGAGAGAGTCACCAAAGATCCGACCTACGGGTTCATCAATCTCTTTGCGGTCAATCCGTTCTACAACGCGAATATCCCAATAGGCACTGATTCGACCGGTTGTCCGGACCCTGCTTATCCGCAGGAAATTCCGCCGGCATGCGTGGTGCCAGGCCCGTTCGATCCTGCGAGCCAAACTGATTTCGTAGCGATGTATTGGCCGTGGGATATTGAACCGCAATACCGGCTTATTCGCGTAGGGACGATGTGCAAACGGGTGCGGATCCGCTACAAACGAAATTGGGCTAAGATCGCGCAACTGACTGATCCGCTGCACGTCCGGAGCCGCGAAGCGATCATTCTGGCGATGACGGCCGTCGCAGCGATGCGCACGGGCGGTGCCGGCGCGGCCTCAACGCCTTTCATGCCGACAGCTGGAGTCCAGATCGCGATGGACCAACTCCAGCTGGCGGTGCAACTATTGGATGACGAATGGGCTGCGCGAAATCCGCACGCTACGATTTCGCTTCAGTGGCCGCGCTCAACCTACGGCAACGCATTTGAGCAGGTCGGCTAGGGTTTACCGCCCTTCTTGATCTGACCTCCCACTTTCAAGCTTCCGTCCACTTCGAGATCCCCTTTCACATGCAAGTCGCCATCGATTACTAGCGGAGATGGGCTCGCACTGGGACCGGGTGTAGGCGTTGGATTAGGTGTTGGTTGCGGCGTAGGCGTGGGTTGCGGCGGGGTTGGAGTAGGTTGGGGAGTCGGCGTGGGTTGTGGCGTTGGCGTAGGTTGCGGTCCACCACCGCCGGCTTCAAACTGGGCATGCAACGGATGCGGGTAGGTGTAGGGATGCCAATTTGGCCTGGCTACATTGACGTAATAGTCCCTATTCTTTTGCAGATAGGCAGAGATGTTTAACCCGTTGCCGCAATTGTCCGGCTGATAGGTCTGGATAGATACATAGCCCGGTGCTGATGCCCCTGGGCCGGTATTGTTCCAAATGTAGACCGGGTCCAGCACTGCGCCTTTGCCGTTGGGCGCAAAATAGCCGGGATTCTGGCCGTTCTCCATTACCTGAGTGTTGCTATCCTCAACCTTGCCCCAATTGGCGTTGTTATTGGCCCAGCCCCAGCCCGTCTGACGCGGAGCCGGATATTCAATGGGACAGAAACTGCCACCGGCACCATCGTTGGCTCCTCGGGTAATGCTGAACACATTGAGCTGGAATTGGCTTTTGCCCCAGGGGATTTCATCCAGCCGGTTATTGGTAATGACTCCGGTTCCTCCTCTGACCATAACATAACTATTTAGGTTGTAGGAGTTGTTAGCAGAATCGACTTTAAAGTCGTTGTTATAAAATTCGAATTGTCTAACTCCGTAAATGCTAGTCTCCTGACCGTGACTGCCGACTGTGGCGTTATCAAAGGCCGAATAGCGGACCACAACGCGAGAATTATCGTCGAAATTTCCGATTCCAGTACTGGCAAACTTCAAGGTGCAGTCTTCGACGTAGGTGTTAGCTAAACCGGTTCTGTCCTGATCACCAAGCGTGTCCGGCGTGTTCCAGCCTTCATAACCGCCTTTGAGGACGCGCCAGGAAATACCACCCATCCCGTCTCTACCGCTGCCAATAAAGGTGTCTTTCCAAAAGATGATTCCATTGGTTGCGGCCTCAACTGAGTAAGAGTAAACCCCAGCTTGATCGAAGGAACAATCATGCACCAGCACGGTGTAGGCAGTGGAGTCATCCCGATCGCACTTCAGCATGAAGGCGTGCCCCGCACCGGGCTGGTTATTGACTGCCTGCACAACGTGCAGCCAATAGATATTGATGTGCCCCTTTTTACCTGCACTAGCGTCGATCATGGGGCTACTGGCGTTCTGGTTTTTGATTATAGTGCCAGTGGCATTTTCCCCAGCTAGGCTGACCGCTTTGGTGATGGAGAGCGTGCCGCTCCAATCATACGTGCCTTCGGGAACAACCACGGTGGTTTGACCGTTATCAGGAGCCGCATCGATTGCAGCCTGCACATCAGCTTGGCTCCCGTTAGTAACCAGCTTATTGACGCCGTGCTGCTTGGCAGTCGTGTAGCCGCGTAGAGTGGCTACAGAAAAGAGAAGGAACAACAAAAGAGCTTTTTTCATAAGAAAAGGAGCCGCCGCTTCCCCTAGTAAAAAGCGGCGGCTCTGGTATCGCTGTCTAGCTACGGAACAACTATTCTTTTGGCCCAGGAGTTGTCGGCGGCTGGGCACCAGGAATTGATGGATCACCGGGAACGAAGGTGACCGTTTTAACCTCTCCGGTTGCATTGTTTCGGACCGCGACAGTGAAGCTATTCTCTGGCGTTGAGGGATCTGTCGGCGGAAGCACGATCGGATGCTCGGGCGATCCCGGCGGCAGCACAATTGGGTGACTTGGCACTCCTGGCGCGATGGCATCAGGCGGAATTACGATCGGGTGCTCAGGTGTTGCTGGCGGGAGCACAATCGGGTGCGCGGGCACGCCGGGAGCGATCGACTCTGGCGGGATTACGATCGGATGACCTGGGACTGGCGGCGGCAAATAAATGGGATGACTTGGAACCCCAGGCGCAATAGCGTCTGGCGGGATCACGATGGGATGACTTGGTCCGCCACCGGGTGCGATCGGATGACCAGGAGCCCCTGGCCCTGGCCAGATTCCAGGCGGCGGTCCGCCGGGTGCAATCGGGTGCGCCGGATAGCCGGGGCCTGGCCAGACTTCTGGCGGTGGTCCACCCGGAGCGATGGGATGCGTAGGAGCTCCGGGACCGGGCCAGACTTGCGGCGGCGGTCCGCCAGGAGCGATGGGATGACTCGGCGCTTCGATCCCGCCACCCGGTGGCCAGAGGCCGGGAGGTTCAGCGGGTTGAGCAAGGGGAGTAATAAGAGCTAAGAACGGTTGCATACAGTGCCTATGCGCCTGCTTGCTAGCTAGACACAAGCAAAATTCTTGTGAAATATCAATGCCCTTAGCGGAAGCTAGCGTTTGGGCGGCGGTTCGGAATCTTCGCACAAGAACATGGACAATCCGATGTGTCCGCATCGCACTTCAGTATCCAAGAGTGGCTGCGCTCCAGCCTCTTTGGCTCGTGTGCAAAAGGCGATGTCTTCGTGTCCTGGCGTATCAGGAAACGCAGTGAAAAAGGGATAATAATCTTTTTTAAAACGCGGCTCGATCGGCTGCGTCTCCATGATCTTTTCGAACACTTTTCGATGGACGAGCATGCAGCCGGCAGCAATCCAATCGACTGGTTGCAAGCCTCCGGCATTATTGCCTTCGCGCAAACTTTGACTGATACGGGAATCGTTCGGATTTCTTGGCGCTAGGTCCGGCTGAATCGTTAATGGCGAGCGCTTGAAACGTCCGGCATAAACTCCGCCGACTAGAGGCTGCTTATGGGACAACAGACGCACGAGCGCGTTGTGCTCGGTGAATTGCCGGCCCTTGGTAGTAGACGTGTAAGCATTGAAAGCATCCGCATTGCCGAAAGGCAGGAAAACGTCTGAGTCTACCCAAAAAGACCAGGTCGCATTGGAGCGCAAAAACCGGTCAGCTAACTCGTTCCGAGCCGAGGCAATCACAGTGTTGCCCACTAATTCAAACCCGACATCTAGATGCTTCGCGTAATAAAGCATGCTGGCGACGACAGGACCGCGGATCCCGTCCAAATACGGCATCATGATCGTGACCGGGTAAGCCGGCTTACGATAAGACATGCTGAACTGCGTATAATCGATGTTATGCCACTGCGGAGCGTCCGGCGGAGCCTCTGGCAGTGGATTCAACTCAAGTGACGGTGCAGTGCTCATGTGGTGCCGAAGTGTTCCTTAAAGGCATCGTCTACTGTTTGACCGATCCGGCGCCGAGGCGTGTCTTTTGCACCGGTCGATGTGCCGCTCGAGGCATTCACTTTGCTGCGAGCGTTCGCGATTTTATTAAGCTCTTCCTGCGCGGCCGCGAGCTCTCCCTTGATCTTTTCTAGCTGGGTCTGACTCGAGGCAAGTTCGCGTTTATAATGTTCAGCCATCGTGGCCCGAGCTGCGACTCGAGTCATGCCTCGCGGACCTTGGGTCGCTGCGTCAGTGAGCAGTTGTTGAAAGAGGCCTTCGTACTCTTTGTAGGTCTTATTGTGCGATTCCCAGGCGGTCCGTTCTTGCGCCGATTTCGCAAGAGCCAAGTCTCTTTCGCTTGCCCAGTCGCCCATTTCGGGCAACAACTTTTTCACTTCGTCCGCAGCCTCATCTCCGAACTGTTTCCAGTAAGTCGCGACCTGCGCCTGCTGCCACGCGTCGTACGCGTTGGGCTCGTTAACCATCTTCTCGCGGAATTCATTCCGCTTGTCTTGAGCCTCGAGCAGCGTACTGATTTTGCGCGTGAGCCGGTCGCGCTGGAGCGGGTCATCGCATTGGCTAATGACGCCCTGGCTCCAATAAGCGCGGTCCAGTTTGTCAGGGCCGGCGGCTCGGATCTCTTTCTCCCATTGGTCCGCTGCGCCCTGGTCGCTCGCCATCGATTTGACATCTTTTATGATGTCGTCAAAGATCGAGCGCACCGGCAGTTCGTATTGGGATTGGAAACTCGAGTCATCAAAGATCCTATGCGTCTGATGAAAATTGCGCAGTGTCTCCAACTCCGTTTGGACTTGTGGATCGCTGACTGGGCGCACCTGCGAACGAGAGGTTGCGAGTTCCTTCTCTTGAGCCTGAACTTTTTCGCGTAGCTCCTTGGTGAGCTTGCGCTCGGTTTTGGCCGCACCTCGCAAATTCCTGAACGCTTCGACCGTCTCGGGTCGCGAATCCGGATGGAGCCGAATCGCATCGAGTTCAGGATCGGGTTCGTCGTCAGGATGGACTGTCGGCGTGGCCTCAACCTTAACTCCTGGCGGAGTTTCGACCGGTTTTGGTGCCTCAACCTTAGCTCCTGGCGCCGGCTCGGCCGGTTTTGTTTCAGGTTCTGGCGGTTTTGTCTCAGCTGGTGGCGGTTTTGTTTCAGCGGGAGCCGGCTTCGTTTCGGGTTCGGCCGGTTTTGTTTCGTCTGGCGGCGGCGTTTCTTTCGGGCCTTCGCCCATGCTGCCGAACGCGTCGTCAAAAGCCTTATCGAGTGCCAGGCTTTGTTCAGCGCTGGTGATACTCATGTTGGTATCGACCGTGCGCGGAATGGAATTAGTAACTCGCGGATCGGCCATAGGTCAGTCTGTTTCGACCTCCACAAATTCGACCTTTGGCCCTGGCGCCACGGGCAGACGAGCCATGCCTTCGATCAATTTGATGATTCTATCGTGTTCTTTTGCGGCCCTGCCGGCGAGAGCCATAGCGGTTAAATCGCCTGATTCCGGAAACTCAGGGCGCTCTTGCTCAATGTATTGAGTGAATTTTCGACCTAAGCTCGATGCGAGGAATTCCCCGAAAGCGGCCCGGTCATCATTGGTCCAATTAACTTTCATGCAGGGATGCCGGCGAGGCTCGCCGGATTGGGGCTCGGGTTGAGTGGGACATGTGGGATTCCTCCGATACCGGCGCCGTGATGAGGAGGAGTCGGAGGCTGGGCTCCGGCGGCTCCGGTAAAGGATGGCGGCTGCGCACCTTGGCCCATGGCAGCTGCGGAGGCCTGAGCCTTCGTGCGGTTATCGAGGATTTGCTGAAACACTTGATGCGCTTGGCCGAGTTGCTGAGTCAAAGGTTGTAATTGTTTGGTGCGCTTGGTGCGAGCAGCTCCGGCACTGGTGCTGGAAGGTTTTTTATTCTCGGCCTGGGCGTGCGCGTCGCCGTGCATCAGCGCGAGTTTCATCGTGTTCAGATCTTGTTCCGGAATCGCTGCCGGCGGAATTGAGCGCATGGTATTGAGCGAAGCCATCGTCTTTTGAGTCAACGCGGTTAGATGCTGGATATGGTCGTCGCGATCACTGACTGGCATCGCTTGGCCGAGCGTCATATCGCTCCACTCGCTGTATTGCTGGCGCTGTTGCTCGAGGTTGGTGCTAAGAGCTGGATCACCAACGAAGAGATCTTTCGCTCGCCGATAGCCGATCATGGCTGCTCCACTTTCGAAGTTCAATTTACCTTGATCCCAGTAGGGATTGCCCTGAGCCACGGCCGCAAACTGCAAAAGCTTGTTATCTTCTACCGATCCGACGTTGGCGTTGTATTCGGTCGCGGGCGTGTACGCCAGCACCAGAATCTCTTCCGCAGCCAAGCCTCCATCTAGTAGCTCAACAATGGTTGTGACCGCGTCTCCGTCCGCCCGGCCGAGTTCCGGCGCCGTGGCGTAAGTCTCGTCCGCCCTTGGATCGATCTTAAGCAGCCGCTCCATCATGTCCTGGTCAACGAGTTTCAGGCCGGCCGCTTCCGCCATGTCTCGAGCCTCGGCGTACGCAAGTGCGGCTTTAATGTTGAGCGGCGTGTAGATCCGGCGCTGCATCTGAGTGATGAGCCGAGTGAATTGGTTCCACCAACGATTGAGAATGCCTTGCTTGATTTGCTCTTCTCGACTGGCGTCGATGGTCGCCTCGGTCGCCGTTTGCGCACTTTGGCCATTGGACTGGACTTGTTCCGGCATGAAGGTGCCGGCAATGATCTCGCAGATCGCGGTCAGTTTGTTGTCGAGTCCGGTAAACGTCTCGGGATTGATCTGCATCTGCTGCGCCATTAACTCGAATCCTTTTGGCAGAATCAAAAATGGCGACAACACTTTGGGTTGGAGGAACGGGATGTCTTTTTCCTCGGCCGTTCCGATCAACAAGCCGGCGATGTATTGCTGATCAAAATACAGATTTCTTTCGCGTTCTATAGAGATCGCGATGTTTACCAATAGCCTGCCAAGGCCTTTACTTCCGAACAATCTATCGTTGCCGGCCTGGAATGTGAATAGAGTGATAATATCCTCCATGAGGTCGGCAACGCTGTCGCCGAAGAAAAGCTCCTCTCCGCCGCTGGGAGTATCTTCGCTCATCGGACCGGGATCCTTGCCGATTACACTCGAGTTACGATTCACCCACCAGTGATCGATTCCGCCCTGATAATTTCTTACGAAGATGTGGACGGTCTGGATCATTTTCGAGGCCATATGCCATGAGAAAAACAGGCTGGCTTCGCGAGCCATGTCAGAGAGTTGCCGCGGATCGCTCGGTAGATCTTCCCGTGGCGGCATCGCGTGCTCGATCGCTTTTTTCAGGTTGTCGACGTTGAACCCGGCTTTTTCGGAAGTCTCTGGCTCCTCAAGAAGGCTGATTAACTCATGAACGTAAAAGTCCTGTTGGACGCAAAAACAATCGAGCCGGTGCGTTTCTTGAGCGCACTGTTCATCGAAAAGTACGTCCTCTTGGCGGAAGGTGCGCGGACGCCAATTGTGCTCATCGATTGAAAGTGCGCAGGTGTAACCTTGGAGCACATTCTCGGTCGTGATTCGTTGAGTGAAATCGGTCCAGCCGGTCCACTTACGAACGAGTTCCGTGGTCTTGGATTGGTAGAGCTCGCTCTTGTTAACGTAGTCGTCGTAGGAGTCCGGCAGCTCGCTCGCGGTTAAGCTTTTGACGTCATGGATCGCGTCTTGGAACCGCGGTGTAACTCGGTCGACGATCGAGGATAGAAATTGCGTGGAAACGTTGCTGCGCCAACCTTGGTTCTGGTCTTCTAACTCCTTCTGATCGTAGGGCGGTTTACCGTTGTAAACGTCCTGAATAATTTTGTTTCTTGTGGCCCTGGCGCGGTTCTGGCGCTTGAAGCGCAGATAGACCTGATAGGCCTGCATCGCGTTTTCGATCGGCTTATTTGTCGGCCGACCGTCACGACCTAATTTAGGTTGGGCGAATTGCCCCTGTCCCGCGGACAGGCCCGCGGCAGTGGGACTGTAAACGTCGCTCGGCATCCCGAAAAGGATGATGCTCGCGGCATCGAGCTAATGCAAGTCTACGATACTCCCCATTCCCAGCCGTCGTCCTGAAAGCTATAAAGCTTATTTAATTCAAACGGCCCTTGGATAATCCGAGCGTGAATCATCCAGATCGGCGGTTTGCGAACCAGCACACAGAAAGGCACGACGCGTCCGAGCCAATGCTGGCCTTCGAGAAATTCAATCGCAGCCTGGCGGTCTGGCACTCGGATTACGACGCTTTCACCTTCCAACATTCTGCGGGAATCCGTTTGCTTACGGCAGTTGAAAAATCTTGTTCCAACCAAACCGATACTTCTTGGAGGGTGCCGTAGGCAAGGCAGGCTTTCAATTTTCCTTCCAGCCCCATTACATGCGAGCCGCGAATGAGAGTTGCCCGGCGCGTCGCGTTTTCGTTGCAGGGGCCGCAGCCGCTTCTCCAGTTCTGATGCAGCGAGCACTTGATGCAAATCTGCGCTCGCGAAAGTGCAACGGTGTTATCGACGAATTTGAGGTTCTCTTGGTTGAGCCTGGTAATCCAATCTTCGATCCTGGTGAGTGGCCGGCGGTAATCGACTTTGTATTTTCGACCTGGCCATTCGCCACCTTTCATTTGGGCAAATTGCGCCCGAGTGCCAGTGCAATTGCCGGGATAGTGACCGCAGATAAAAAAGCTTACATCCTGTTCGACCAACTCTTTTGTGGCGGTGCCGGCCGGCACCATCTCGAGGTTGTTGAGCCGGAACTTAAAGACGTTATCCAAGAGCTGATCGTAGGTCGAGGCACCGATCCGCTGCGTACGGGGTCGTTGGGGGCTAGAAACGAGTTTCTGCTCGAAATGCCAGCCCCCAGGCATCACGATCGAACTCAAGACCCTCATTTGTCGTATACGCTGACGCCACCGTCTGCGGCTTGAATGGCTTTGCCGAGCCGCATCGCTGCGTCTTCTAAATGGCGATAGGCAAGGGTCAGATTCGCCAACACTTCGTTAATCTCGACGGTGACCGCATCCATTTCTTTGTAGGTTGCGGTTGCTTCCTTAAAGGCTTTCAGTTTCGATGCGCTCAGTTTGATGTCCTGGCGAAACGCTTTGCAGATGCTATCGAATGAGGGTGCCGTGCTCATCCGCCTCTTGGAACCCTCGGATTTTTCTTAAACGCGGGATTCATGGGTTCGCGGGTGTACCAGGGATCGGGCACATATCTGAGTTTTGGTGCCTCTTCGGGCACTTCAAGCGAAGGCTTGCTGACCGTTGAGGTCGCGTTCTTCGTCACGTTCTCGGTCCGTTTTACGGTCCGCGGAATGGCGGATTTATCTCCGCCCCAGTCTCCACTTTTAGCCATAAAATATTCCTCGGTTTATTTCTTGAAGGGTTTGTACCCGTGGGTGGGAATCCCGCAGTCCTCTTTCTCGCGAAACGCCGGCACGCTAGGGTTGCCACGATTCACGCCAGGGCCAGTTGGTCCAGTTTTGAAGGGCGTCAGTTCGGTTTCCTCCCGAGAGGCCCGCGTGATCTTTACGTTCTCGGTGAATCCCTCGCGAACGTGCTCTTTGCTTGTGCTGCCACCGATCGACTCTGAATGGCAGTCGCCTTTTTTAAACGGCTCAAGGCTACCAGTGCCAACTTTTGCTTTGCTCACGAGCGGAAGAGTACCGCCAGTCAACCCGCGAGTAAATCATCCAGTTTGTCCTCGAGCTTCTTGAGCCAGTTCTCGACATTATCGATGCGCTGGCCTTGCACGACCACGATCTCTCTCAAGACTTTGATAGCTTCCCGCGTTAGGCGCAGCTGCTCCTCGGGTTTTACAGGATCACTTTCGTCTGGTTTCATGGGCGGCAGCACAAATGGAACCTCCTCTGGATTCTCTGGGAAGGCGTCGCCAATGGCGTCAAACAAAGCTTTGTACTTATCTCGATCTAGAGGCTTCCCGTATTCGTCTGGTTCTAGCATAATGACTCGACTACTGAAGAGGACAGAGTCGGCTCACCGGGACGTTTGAGCGACGATTCTTCCGATCTAGAACACCGGCTCTGCCCCCTTCAATAGTCTCTCACAAAGTTAGCTGGCGTTGCCGCGGTGGCCGGCGGTTGCCAAAATGTTCGTCTAAAAACCGGCTTGCCTCTTCGAAGGTGGCATTCTGCGGGTTTTCGTACCCATAGTGAATCAACCAACGTAGCTGCCGAAACGTCGCCAAGGATTGTTTCCTTCGTCCGATAAGCCGACTCAAAATCGCACTGGCTTGCCCCTTGCATTTTACTGCTGCGGGATCCACTCCTAGATCCCGCAGCAGCGCTGCTTGTTTGGGGGAGACAGTGGTAGCTTGCCACTCCATAACCGGCTCGTAATCGGCTAATTCTGGATCCTGTAAGACGCTCGCCGCCTCCAGCGGATCAAATAGCTGACGTTGGCGCTTGGAGGTCGCGTCCAGCCTCTCTGCAAGCCGTCGCGCCCTTTCTTGCACCAGCGCCAAATCGATTTCCTTGACCTTGGCCTTGGCGCGTAAAAGGTCAGGTTCCTGAGCCAGGAGTTTGAAAATTTGTTCAGCTTCGTCCTCGGACGCGGCGACCAGGTTGGCTGGGCGCACGAGCGAGTGCTCGCCACTTTGCCATAAAGGATCTAGGACCAGTAGATCGCTTTTACCTTCGCATATCCTGAACCCGCGTCCGAGGCACTGGCAATAGAGTGTGCGGCTCTGCGTTGGCCGCATCATCACGATGCAATCGACGCTTGGCTCATCGTAGCCCTCGCTTAGTAGAGCCGCACACGAAAGGATCCGCGTCTCGCCAGCCTTGAACTGGGCCAGGATTTCTTTCCGGTCCGTCGACTCGCCGTCGATATGATCCGCCAACAGGTCTAGGCTACGGGCACATTCGACGAATTGTTTGCTCAATTTGACTAAAGGCCAAAAAACCAGGGTCTTGCGATCCTGGTGGAACAACAGCTCCTGAGCGAGTGAATCAAGGTAAGGTTCTAATACGTGCGCGGTCTGGGTAACATCCAGATCGCCGCGAGAATCCAATTCAATCCCGCTCAGATCGATCTTGAGCGGGATCTGCTCAACTCGGATGGGTGCCAGCCAGCCTTGTTCAATCAGCTCGATTAGCCCGATCTCAAAAGCGATCGATTCGAAGATGTTCCCAAGACTTTTATGGTCGGCGCGATCCGGCGTCGCGGTGATCCCGAGCACTTTTGCTTCAGGAAAACGACTGAGTACATTCTGGTACGATTTCGCAGCGGCTCTATGGCACTCATCAATAACGATTGTTTTAAAGTAGTGAGAGGGCCATTTTGCTATTCGGTTCAGGTGCAGACTGGCAACGCTAGCAACCACAATGCGGTGAGAGAGATTCGCGTGAGATTCGGCTCGCTCGAGTCCGATTTTTTCGCGAGTCACTCTCCATAACTTATCGATGGCCTGATCGAGGAGTTCTTCCCGGTGCGCGACAAATAAGCAGGGACCGCTCGAGAGCCGCTGATTAAAGACGTGCGCGGCGATGACCGTCTTGCCGGCGCCGGTCGCGGCTACTCCCAAAAGGCGACGCCAGTCGCGCCAGCCGGCCAGGACGGAATTGACTGCACGGATCTGATAATCGCGCAAGTCTAACACAGCGAGCATTGTAGGATAATTGCGCAGGTCATGCAAGCTGCACTTGATAATAACATGCTAGTAAATAATTGTTTTCCGTGAACAATTCCATGTAGGCAAGTAATGAAAAGAAGAACTAGACCCTCAAGAGAACGGCAGCGCATGTTTAAGGGGTTTCCCATTTGGGAGGCACGGGCCAGTTTGCACGTACAGCCAAACGACAAAGATATTTCGGGCGCGACCAAGGAGGATCCAGAGAACTGCGCATATGCCCGATGTCTACGAAGAACGCTCTCGGCAGCAAACGTCTTCGTCTTCAAAACGACGGCGTATGTGCAAACCCTGAATGAGAAAGGCGAGAACGTCATGGAGCGGTTCAAAGTCAAAACCTATGCGCGGGAATACCTCCTTCGGTTCGACGGTGGAGAGAAGATCGCGCCTGGCGGTTTTGTGTTTCATGCTCCGAGTCGATGTCAGACCTTGGCTTATAAGCACAGACAACAATTGAAACGAATCAGAGCCGGCAAAATATCTCCGAGGGTGACGCAAGGCCAAAAGCCCAAGGTGAAAAATTATTCGCTCCGGAAAGGAACCGGCCGCGTCCATTTGTTCGGTGCGGAGGATCAAATAAAGGTGCCGCGGACATGAATGAGGAATGGGTCGAATGGGTCGTATGTAAACGGGCAGTGCCGGGCGAAGAGCCATATGTCCCTTCCCAAAAAGACATTTGCGCAAAGTGCGGCTCGCCGGTCTGGCGGGCGCACTCAAGCCCTCAACACATTCAGGTGGTGTGTATCGAGTGCTGTTTCTCAACCATTGAACCGGGAGAAACGGTCCAGGTAATGCCGCCGAACGAAGCTCAACTAGCCGAGATCGAAGCCTGGAAAAAGAGGCACCCTCGATGAGAGTCCGCCAACACATTCCGAGCTTTTTTGAAGGCTTCGAGCCAAGGAGAACTTACGTGTTCAACACAGAGGATCTCGAGGGGCTCGAATTCATTCGCCACTGGAGCGAGGAGCAAATGTTTCACCGTTTTGCTGTCCATCGGCATTACTTCCATCGACACGGACACGGTGAGGATGAGGATGTACACCTTATGCTGGCCGAATTCGACGGAGGCAAGCAATGGTGGGTGATCGCGTACCTCGAGGGCGATGACTCCCTTGAAATTCTAGCTAAATATCCAGAATGGGAAGTGAAGTCGTAGCCCACTTCATCGCAAGTTTTCCGGAGGACGAAAAGGTGCTCAGTATGCGGATGGTTCAAGGCCATCTCTTCATCCTCACCAATAAGGCGGTTTACCAGATACCGGCTAAAACGGTTCCCTTCCTGGGGGTTCATCCAATCCTAAACTGGGAGCCGTTTCGAGTCGGCCAGGAATATTGGCCTCCGCCTACCGGTTCATTTTAGCTTGGTGAACTTGTGTTTGTCTTTGACGTTGCGGTGAAAGAAGGAGCCGACGCTCGGCGCTCCGATCAGCTGATGATAAAGTTGCTTCGGCACGCCGTGATACATGTAGTGCCCTCCATGGATAAATTCGACTTGCAGGTTTGAAGTCGGCTCGTCGTAGCCTACCGATTTGATGGTGCTCGAGTTCACCGGCTTCATCACGATCGGTTTGGCCGGCGCCGTTGGGTTAGCATGGGGTTTGGCCGGCATTATTTTTCTTTCTCGGGTTCAGGAAAGTTTATGTTCAGATACTTTTGCCAATACATGATTTCCATTCTGAGCGTGACCATGAGCATCTCGCCTTTGCCGACTGCCCTGGTGTAGCTTTCCTTGCAAATATTGAGATAATTCTCGGCTTCAGTTTTAGTGATCCCTTTGGGCGCGGCATCCTGTTCTTGAGCTGTTATCATATATCCAAAGGCTTCTGCACTCATGGGACGACCTCGGCTTCGACTTCGCGGGTAATTTTTTCAATGATCGGCATCGTTTCCCTAAGCCAAATTACGATGTTGCGCTCGCTGTAAGATTTGGCTCCTTCCAGGCCTCCAGCCGCCTCTCCTGGCGCGGCTAGAGCTCCGCTGGCTCCAAGTATACGGATCCGAGTCGTAACCGATTGGATGACCAAATAGGCGGCTTTCATAGCCCGGTCAAAGTCCTCGATCAGGATTGGTTCGCCTTTTTTAAAAGTCAGAAGTCTGACCGGTCCCTCGGTCGCAACTGGCATCCAACTTGAGACGATTTTATCGATCCGCTCGTTGTCCAGCATGCGGTAATGGTCGATCGATAAGCCGAGCCGTACCCGATAGGCGTTCAGGGTATTGTCGAGCATGTCGATAGAGATCTTCAATTTCTGGGCGATCTGGTCCCGGTTCCGACCCTGGAGCGCCAGATCCCAGATTCGCCGGCCAAGCTCTAGGTCTTCAGCTGAATCGCCTCTGAGTTGCTTGGCTTCGTTTTCGGAGATTATTCGAATCGGTTCGTCGTCCATAACAAGGCTTGCAGAGAAAAATGCACGGTGTTATTGTTGTAAATAATGCAAGGAAAATACACTGTCGAGGGATATCAATCCGGTATTGATTATAAAATCGGCAGTCATTCGGGTCGCATTACCGATCCGCGCATCCTTGCTCTTTTTTACCAGCGAATAATTTATGGCCATCGAAATCGAACACAATGTCCCGATCACCGAAACGCGGGGGCGTCCTCCCTCGGAAGAGCACATGCAGCTGCTCCAAATGGGGGTCGCGGTCCGAGTGGACGGGCAACTTGTCGGCGACTCTTTCGTTTCATCGAAACGGCGAGAAGCGCTCTATCAGCTCGCAAGGTCCATGGGGATAAAAGTCACGATTCTCGCAGAGAATGAGGATTGCACGGAGTGGAGAATCTGGAAAACGTCCAAACAAATCAAACCACCGAAGCGCAGGCATAAAAGGGCTCTAAATTCCGCTTAGCTATGGCCACTAAAAAACGCAGCCTGGGTCTATTCAAAAAAATGAAGCCAGCTCAAAAAACCAAAGCTGCGCAGGTAGCGAAAAAGGTAGTCCCGAGCAAAGTTCGGCGGTGATCTACGAACTATTGCGAGGTTGGCACCGGGCTCGGCGTTACCGGGAAATTAGTGACCTTATCGTGGGGATCATTACCAAGGAGAGCCAGGAACGAGTCGATAAGACGCTGATGGATGCTTACGCCAAGGCCACGGCCCAAGGAGCTGATCCCGAGAAAATCAAAGAGTTCAACCAGAGTCTCATTGATAAGGTGAACGCCCATCTTGCCATGGAAAACGCGGTCCGAGTGCGCGAATGGACGGAGGCAATCCTGGCAGAGGAAGAGCGGACATTGTGAAGCGAACTCGGCTAAAACCGGTTAGCGATAAGCGAGCGGCGCAGCTGCGAGAGTATTCCAAACTTCGCCGGGAGTTTCTGAGAGCCAACCCGGTCTGCGAGGTCTGCCAAAAGCGAAAGTCCTGGGATGTCCATCACAAAGCCGGGCGCACCGGTAAACGCTTAGTGGACCAATTCTATTGGCTCTCAGTCTGTCGGACGTGCCATGACCTGATTCATTCCCATCCGGCTTGGGCCAGAGAACAGGGCTTTATCGTGCGATGAGCGACATGACTAAGTGGTATTGGTGGAGAGCCGAAGGCGGAGCCTGCTATGTGATGGATCTGCGGAGCAAACACGTCTTTTGGTGGCGAACGGAGTGGGGCCAAGGTGCGCCGACCTATCGGCGATTCCTTCGTTCTTTAAAAGAAAGGTGCGCGGCGACTCAGTGAAGAGCCGGCGAGCCCGTTCACGGTCGATTCACCTGTAAGAACATTACAGACGTCACGGCCAGATACGCTCGCTCTACCGCGCAACTCAGAGCTTAAGTGTGAGGTTCCTTTTTCGCCTCGTCAAGGACGATGCTCTGCATTTGCGTGAACAGGGCTTCGTTGAAAAAATTTAATGCGACTGGATCCATGGTTCCGGCAATCATGGTGCCTGCGGCAACGGCAAGGGCATTTAAGCTTTCGTAGACCAGCATCCGAGTTTTCGGTTCCTTCTCAAGATGGGGCTTAAGCACCTGCATTATCTCCACGGTCAACCTCTCAACTGTTTCTTGGTCTAGTTCGTTCATACCCAGTCCAGTTCGCAGGCTGTATTCCACAGAATGCCGGCCAGTTGCGGATTGATGTCGAAACGCTTTTTGTTGATATCGAAAGCCTTTTCAAAAGAGACAGATTTCTCACTGCGTTCGCTGGCCGCTTTCCAATCGACCAGCATTTCGAGTAGATCAATCAGGCTCATACCGCCAATCCCGTTTGAATAATATTCAGGATGATGCCGGTTTTTTTGGTAGTGATGGTCAATCGCCGGGCGCATTTCCCTGATGATCTCTTTGTACTCCTCACTCCCATATTGGACGTCGCGCAATTTAGGCGTCAGTTCGTCGTAAGCCTCTTTCTCTGGGCTACTAAACTTAGATAGGTCGTGCTCGGTTCCGCGGCTCTGGAGGATGGTGATAACATCGGCGAGCAAGCCTTGGACCTTTGCGATATGGACGCGGGTATCAACGGTTGAGTCGTATGCCATGGTGGAAATTATTCGATGTTAATATTGCGATAGAAGGCCGAAGGTAATAGCATAGAAATTGATGAACAACATCGAAATATTAGTGCGTGGCGTTCCGCTTGAGGAGATTACCGTCTCCAAGCGTAAAGACGCCATGGTCGCGTGGGAAAGCTTGCTCAAACGAGCCAAGTCAATTACTCAGGTCACCGACGTCAAATCCCGAGACAGGGCCTCTCTCATTGGCAAAGAATTGCAAGGATTGCGCAAAGGCGTTGAGGTGAATTATCGAGCCGCAAAGGCGCCTTTATTGGCTGCGACCAGAGGGTTGGACAATCTCTACCATGAATTGGATACGCCGCTCGCTGACGCACTGAAGTTAATCGATAAACTCGTTAGCGGATTCCATGACAAGCAACGTCTCGAACTGGAAACCGCCGAAGCTACGCGTAAAGCCGAGGAACGCCGGATCGAAGAAGAACGGATGGCGAAGATTCGGCAGCTGGAGCGCGAGAAAGAGGAGGCTCAAAGGAAGTTGCGACTAGCGGAGGACGCCCGCGAGAAGGCCGCAGCGCAGCGCCAGGTCGCGAAGGCAAATGAAAAGATTCAGAGCGAAGAAATTGCGCTCCAGGTTGAGCGCGAGAACCTGCCGGTAGCCGACATTCCCAAGGAGATTTCTAAATCCAGCGGAACCCGTCCCTGGACTGAATATCTGGTTGAATGCACCGATCCGATGGCGCTCTATCAAGCCCAACCGCAACTTTTAAAGATCGAACTCAGGACAGGCTTGGCCAAGGAGTTCGCGAAATCTTTGGATGAAGCCGGCGAACCTCTGGATAGCGTTCCCGGCCTTCAGATTCGCAAAACGAGCCGGACCAGTTTCGTTGGAGCTGCTGCGATTCGGATCCACGGAGAAGAAAACGAATGAACGGAGAGCGCAATAGCGATCCTCAAAACCTAGCTACGCAAATGGTAGCAAACGTCGAAGAGTTGGTCGCGGTTTTAAAAGCTTTGCACTTTCCTCTGGATACGCCCGAACACCGGCTACTACTGGTTTTAGAATCAGGGTTGGAATCGTACAAAAAAGATGTGCTGAAAGAGACTTGAACAGTGAGAACAATTCTCGCATACACGCTGCATATCGGGCCTGAGGATCAGGTCTTTGAGATTCCAGGTTGGGGCGGCGTGGCCGGGGTAGTCGGTGATCATGTGTTCGCCAATCAGATCAGTGTCTTTTGCCATGTGGACAGTGCGAAACCTAAATGGATCGCTCGGTTCAAAGTGACCGCCTCCGGCACCGAATCGCCGGGCAACGATTACGTTTATTGCGGCACGGCCGTTAGCGCCGGCTATGTCCGGCACGTATGGCGGAACGCCTCTACTGAGAAGGCTCAATAAATGTCGCGAGAGAAATTTGATGATAACTGCCCAGGATGCAGACCGGTGATTCTAGACCGAGATACCGGTCGACCTATGCCGGAAGATGATCCGGTTGTGCAAAAGATGATGGCGGTCTGGGCTGGGACCACCTACGCGCAACGTGAAGCCTTTCACAATGTGATGTGTCTCAATTCTCGTGATCCCACAGAGCTCGCCTTAGTGAAGATGATCGTCGACCAACTCAAATGAAGGACCGAAGCAATCGCCCTGAGGGACCGAGTGATAAGGCTAAAGCTCTAGACGAGCTTAAGAGATTCTCCGATGAGCAGATGGCGAAGTACGGGCCTCATCACTGGATCCTGAATGAATCAGGCGAGGTCATCCCGGCCAGTCTGTTCGAATGGACCTTCTGGTTTGAGAAAAACGGGCAGCGCGTGATCCAGCAAGATTATTTCGAGGATCACAAGGTATCCACCATTTTCGAGGGTCTAGACCACAGCTGGTATGTCCATAGCCACATCCCTCGTGTGTTTGAAACCATGGTTTTCGGTCCGCCGGAGGAAACTGAATGGTTCGACGGAACAAAGCAGATGATGCGGCCGAGCCTTTGGCAGGAGCGGGATCGCACGCTTCAAGAGGCGCTTAAGAGGCACCAGGAAGGGATCGAATGGCTGAAAAACTATCTCAGTAACAAGGTCCAAAAAACATGATTGGCGCTGGCAAGTACGATCCGGAGACACAAGAGCTTCTCGAAAAACTCCGCGCAAAAGCCATCGTCCTAATGGTATTCGATGGCGAGCGCGGCTTCGGCATGTCGGTTAAATCCGACGTCCAATTTTTGAGACAGCTTCCCGATATCTTGAGACGTACCGCAGCAGGCATCGAGGAGGAAATCCGAGACGACTTGAGCAAACTATGAAAGGCAAAATCTACCGGATCGATAAAGCCACGGGTAAACTGGTCGAAGCGCGGCCCGCGAACGAATTGCCGGCGGGACCGCATGTGAAGCGTGACCGAGCGGGGGAAAGTGCCGGCATGATCGTTGGGCCGGGCGGTGCCATGGTCAGTCTGCCTGGGGCTCGAGGCCTCACCGAAGCCCAACAACTCAAGAACCTGAGCGCGGTCTTGGATAAAGCCGATGACGCCGCCGAGGACTTCACTGATCGGCGCGACATTCTGCACGTTCAGAACGTCATCCAAAAAATGCGCGAGCATTATTTGGACTGAAGCAGATTTGCTGCGAGCGACAGCAAAGGCCAAGCGCGGCATGACGATGCCGGTCCATAAACGCTAGCCGAAGCTCGCGTTAACGTGACGCGAGCATCGCTCCGTTCTTGCCCGGCGTACCCTGGGTGATAGACTGCCCGGCATGGCCTATCCCCAAACTGGCCGTGTACCGGTTCAAGACCGTTCTTGGATTCGAGGGTGCAACACCCTGGTTTCTCCAACCGATATAGGCCAAGGCGGCTATAATTGGTCCGAAAATTTGGTGAACCGCGGGGGCGTGATGCAAACGCGACCAGGTCGAAGCCTGCTTTTCATGCTGCCGGGTAAACGCGCTCAAGGCCTCTGTATTTACCGACCATACCGACAAAAGGAGCAGCTCGTTTGGTCGATCGACGGCAACATTTATTTCTCGGTCTATCCATTTACGACCTACGTCCAACTCCCGAACGTCAGTTTTTACAGATACAGTCCGCGAATCTATTTCTGTCAGGCCAGACAAGCCGTTCAACTAAATTTAGACGGAAGTCTAACCTTGCTCCCCACTCCGGTCGATACGCTCCTAATGCAGGACGGTTACACTGCGAGTGCGTTTTATACCGCGACCTCGACCACGGCGCCACAGCAGAGTGGTCATAATCAGGCCGGCGCACCGTGGTATCAATTGCCGACTGGACAGATGATGGTCTACTCCGGCTCGAGGCTCTGGGTGGCCTATAACGAAACCATCTACGCGAGTGATCTTCTCAATCCGAATTCTTTCACCGAAGGCACGTATTTGGCCGAGGCCGATGGATTCAAACTGCCGGAAAGCTGTACCGGTTTGCTGGAAACGCCGGGCGATCCGCAGTCACAGAGCATGCCATCCTTGCTCGCCTTCACTCCTTTCTCGGTGACCGGTCTGCAATCGGGCATTCTGGATCGAACGACTTGGCAGAATACGCCGAATTTTCAAATCATTGTCTCGAAGGACTACGGAAGCGTCTCTCCTTTTTCGCCTCTGCAACAGTTCGGCCAACCCTGGATGTTTTCCGAGGTTGGATTGGTCAGTTTCGATATGGCTTACAACCAATATCGTTCAAGCCAGGTCACGCCGCAGGACGGCGAGATGTTGCGTTCGAAGATGAACATGTCTCCGGACCGACGCGGGATTTGCGCGGTCAACTTCGAGAACTTTATGCTCGTTGCCGTTCCGAGCGGAAGCCGATGGAATCGCCACTGTTGGGTGATGGACGGAAGCGTAGCATCAGGCATGCAAGGGCAACAAGCGAGTCCGCCACCGGCCTGGGTCGGCATCTGGACTGGCACCTATCCAGTTCAGTTCGCAACCGGCGAGATCCAAGACGTACCGCGCTGCTTTGAGCTTTCCTACGCCTGTAACCCAGTCGTGAATTCGCATGGGCAGACGTGCAACATTATGCTCTGGGAAGATTTCATCGGCCGGCGAGTTGATTATAACGAGACGCCGATCGCTTGCAGTTGGGAAACCAAAATTTTCGAGGTCAGTCAAGTCGGCGAGCTCTCGCGTTTCAAATATGCGGAGATCGATATCGTAGAACTAATCGGCAATGTCACGATTCAGATTTACTACGCCGGCATCAAAGGTCATTACCGGCTCGCTTATGAGTTACTGCTTTCGGCGGAGGAAGGTCTGCCGGGCAATGCGAACTATCCGATTTGGACGAGTCAAGGGCTCACTACCGACACTCTTATCCAGACTTTCAAGCCACAGACACGCACGATCCGGACGCCAGAGTTCAGCGGAGCAAAGGCCGAAAACGACAATTGTGCCGACACTTGCGAAGTGGAGAGCAAATACATTCACAATGTCGACAAGGGATTCCAGCTCTTGATCAATTGGCAAGGTCGGATGGGTATACGGGAAGTCCGACTTTTTGTCGATGCCTATCCGCAAGCCGGCATAGGCCAATGCACTCCAAGCGAAGAAGATAAGACTAATATCGTTACCGCGATCGGCTGTTTGCCGCCGCCGAAAGTCTGTGCAATCCCGGTTGCTCCGATCACCGCAACATGAAAGCGAGAATCTTTCAACCCTTCCAGAAAGTTTGGAGCCCGCGGACGCCAGATAGTGGGTATGACTCTTTGGGACTCACGATCCCGCCAAGTCCGATCGTGTTAGTACCGCTGATCAGCGAGACGCTCAACACTAGCCTGATTTTGGCGAGCGGAGCTTATTTTGCTGCTACGGCTCTCAGCGGAGCGGCCGCGGCGGTTGGCTGCTCAACCAGGTTTAAAAGCGGCACTTATACGGCATGAATGCGCAACTAAAAGGTAGAGTGCAAGTCGCGGTCCGAGCCGGTGGCAAGTTGATTGAGACGCGACCTTGGCAAGACAATCTCATTCTGGATCAGGGACTAGATTATGTTGCCTCCACTCTTTACAATGAGCTTTTTGCAGCTTGCGCTGTGGGCACCGGCACGCAGGCTACCACCCGCGATCCGGCGACGACTGCGACAGTTGCCGGCACCGCTCTTACCGCGGCCACCGCCTGCTTTAGCACCGGAGATTTAGCCGCGAACGTAGTTTTCGATACTGGCCAAATCGCGAAAATCATTGCCTACGTAAGTCCGACCCAGGTCACGCTTTCGATAAGCCTGACCATATCAACGGCGACGCACTTCGTGGTCCAGTACGTCAATCAAGCCGTACTGGGCAACGAGATTAAACGGACCGTTGATTATCTCACTACACCGGGTGCCTGCGGTTCAAATGTCGCCTTAGGTTCAATCACGCTCTATCGAACCTTCCTCTTCACGCCCGAATCGGTTGGGATCACTTACACCGAGCTAGGGTTCTCACCGCAATCGGTTGGCGGAGCGAATCTTTTTAGCCGGGTGCTTCTCACTGCTCCCATAATCTTGCAAGGCCCGAGTGATGAACTTCCGAATGGCCAACAATTGCAGGTCACTTATCAACTCCAGGTCAATTTCGATTATGGCCAGGGGCCAGGAGTCATTTCTCCTTATTTTCCTAATACGCCGCTGACGATCAGCATCAGCAATTTGCCGATCAGTTACTCGATTTGGCAATACCTCTCCAGTTCAACCCAATTAAATCAACTCGCGGTCACCGTCTCCGGCACGATGCCGGTCATTCCCGGCAGCACGCTTGTCCTGGCCGGCTCTAGTTACGCGCCTTATAACGGGACATGGAAAGTATTGGATTGGTCCACGTTTACCGATTCGACGCACGGCCCATCAACCACGGTCAGTCTACAACTCACCTTTGTGAGTAGCGCGAGTCCGACCGGCGGCACGCTCAATGTCGACATGAACGGATGGTTTTTCCGCGGTAACCAGGGCATTTTTCTTGTCAATCCCTATGGCCAAAGCGCAGCTCCTAGCCCCACGGCCGATATATTCGTCGGCTACGACGAACCGAGTGTTGCCGGCCAAATTTGGCTCTCGACCGCAGGAGGCCTCTCCGTGGGCACAAACGGCAGTCCTACTCGGATCCCGGCGCCGACGGAGCAGATCTTTGTTGCGCCCTGTCTGCCAAGTAGCTATGTCTCGGGCAGTTTTAATCTGACCCAGAGCGGCACCATCGCCATGGACCAAACCGGACTCTATATGTTGAGTTTCGGCTATGGCACTCCCGATACGACTAACCAAATCGATACCTATTATTTTGATCAACCGCACGCCCTGGCGCCGTTAGGCACTTTGCAATTAACTTTCTCGATGAGTTGGGCTCGCCAATAATTATGGCCTCCTATCCAATCGCTTTCTATGTTGAGAAAGAACCTAAGGTTAAACCTGAGAGCGTGCAGGAATTGCTCAATGCGATTGGCAGTTCGATAGCGGCGAAGTTCGATCCCTCTGTCGACACGAGCGCGTTAATCTTTGGCCAATTAAACGGGATTTTGCCGGGCGCAGACGTAGGGCCGTGGTCAAACGGGAATTCTTGGTGGTTTTGGAATCCGCAGAAAGGCGCTTACGTCCAAGGCTTGGATGGCGTCCCTATTGGAATTGTCATGATGTGGGGTGGGCAATCGACGCCCGCAAATTGGCTGGTTTGCGACGGAAGCGAAGTTTCGCGAACGACCTATCAAGAGCTTTTTCAGGTGATCGGTACGACCTGGGGCTCAGGTGATTATTCCACCACCTTCAAGTTACCGCCTGGCGGAGTCGCCTTTATAAATGCTCCCGGCTTTGTTCCTGATCCATCGGTGGTCTTATCTCCGAATGTGCCACCTGGAATGGGCGCACCGGTAAGCGGAGTAACCTCCGCTCCGTACGGAGTGGCTTGCATTGGTGGCTCGCAATTGGCACCATTGCTAACCGCGGCTAATTTGCCGCCGATGCAATTGCTGGTGCCGTTCATAAACGCGCAAAAACAACAGCCGGGAATCGCCGGAGTCGGATTACCTGTTCCCTACAGCGATACTTCAGTTCAAGCTTACAATTACCAGGTGCAGAGCAAAGAAGGCGCCCAGTTAAATGTGTTAGCTGCCGATCAAAGTCAGTTCCCGACTATGCCTCCTTTTGCCACTGCTAATCATATAATTAAATATCAATAGCTATGGCCGTTCCTGTTCCAGTCGATATCACGATTAATCCGCCGCCAGCGAATTTTAAGGGCAACTATTTGACTGATGTCCTAAATCTGATCGCCTCGTCTTTAGAGGGAAAGATGAGCGTTAGTTTGTTAACTGGGCGAATCGGAGGGAACAAACCTAGCACTAACGTTGGGCCGTGGCTAAATGGTACTGAGTGGTATTATTGGACCGGTTACGGATATAACCCTACCGTTCAGGGTTGTCCGATTGGCACGGTGGCAATCTGGGGAGGTAAGGGTAACATTCCGAATAATTGGATGGTATGCGCAGGGCAGCAGCTTAGTTCTAATTCCTATCCAGAGTTGTTTGCAGCCATCGGTCATACTTGGGGAGGGGCAGGCAGTAATTTCCTGTTGCCTCCGCCGGCCGTCTTTTTCGTAAATGTACCAGGGTTCTTTTTTCAGCCACCTGGTAGTTCTCCCGTGTGGGGTATCAACGCTCGCGGCGGTGCGCAGACCACTGTGATTCCCACTGATGCAATGCCGGCGTTACAAGTCGATTTGGTCTACATCAGCGCGGACATGATCGATAACAACCTCAACGTTCCCAATACCCAAGGAGCTGGGAGCGGCGGCTACTACTACCCTGTCGTGGATGAAAACGGCAACATTCTTGGGGCTAACCAAAAACGCATACCGGTAATGCCTCCGTTCGCCGCGGCGAATTTCGTAATCAAATATTTGTGAGACTATGGCGGTGCCAATCCCCACTGATTTTGTCGATCTGACCGTGTCGGCTGCTCCCCAAGGCTGGGGCGGTTATTTGCCGGACTTTTTCAATTTGCTCGGTCAATCGCTTGCCGGCCAATTAGAGCAGTCTTTTCTGATCGGCCAAGTTGGTTCAAGCAAGCCGGTACACGATATCGGTCCCTGGTTCGATACTTCCAGCAATGAATGGTGGTGGTTTGATCCTACAACCGGTCAATATCAGCCGGGCGAACAGGGCGCGGCCGTTGGTACAATCACGCTTTTTGGCGGTAATTCGCAGCCGGCCAACTGGCTACTCTGTGATGGAAGATGGGTTTCTAGATACACCTATAGCCGGCTATTTCAGGCGGTAGGCGAAACTTGGGGGCCGGGCGACGGCGAGACGTCATTTAATCTTCCTCCTGGTGCCTGCATTTTCTTCAACGCCGCGGGATTTACGACTATGGAAGAGGTCGCTCTTGGTTCGATTCCCACCGCTCCTGGTCAACCGCCGGCTACCGCCAATCCTAGCGGAGTCGCGAGTGTCGGCGGAAGTCAACTGAACCGTCTTCTGATTGGGAATGATCTGCCGGGATTAATGGTGCCAATCCGGATTTCGTTTCCGAACTACGCGAATGCGAATCCACCTAGTTTGCCTGGGACCGACATTCCGAATTTGCAGCCGCCAGGTGCCGGCTCGATTTCCTATTTCACATTGCCGATACGGGACATGACCGGTAAACCATTGGGACCGGGTCAGCAGCAATTCAGTATCATGCCACCTTTTTGCACCATGTGGCACATCATCAAATACCAATGAAAACGCTCTTAAGAAAATTGCGTTGGTGGTGGATCCGAGTGAGGAGCCGGCCTTACTCGAAGCGCGAACTCGAACTCCACGGTCCTGAGATGCGCTCGAATATCAATTTCGCCGAGGCTCAGTTGCGAACAAAACTATGGGTGGATCGGTACTCCAAATAGACCAGGTGCGGATCAACAATCTGCATGCGGCCGAGCTCTGGGGGCTAGTCTCATTAGCAGAGGCTTGCGAGCATAAGCTTGAACCGGTCTTTCCGATCTTCATGCTCAGATTGGACGGCAAACCGGTCGCGTTCTATTACGCAACCCCACACGTTTGTATCAGGCCAACGGTTCATCCGAATGTGATGAGCGCCCGCGAATTTTACGAGGTCGCAAAAGTAGCGATTCAGACCACGCGAATGTTCGGGAACCCTCTCTGGTTGGTCCACGATAAAAGCGTATTGGCTTCGCCGAAGTTACTGCGTAAGGTCGGACTCGTAGAGCAAGACCTGAAGGTTTTCGAGGTAACCTGATGTCGACAACCGCTCCATCCCTCCCAAAACCGCAGTTGCCAGGAGCCATGCCGGCTTTCGTTCCGGCTAATCCGCAACAGATCGAGCAGACTGCGACCGGCATGGACACGACCGCCTATGGTCTGAGCGACGCCGATTTTAAGTCCCGCTATCCGCAGCTTTACAGTTCGCAACAGACGTTTCTGAACAATCTCAAAACGCAGATGGGCGGAGCGGTTACTCCCCAATTGCAAAATCTGTGGACGCGCAGCGGACTGACCAATGCGGTGGGCGCCACGGGCGGCTGGAGTCTTGGCACCGGCACAACCGGGATGGCGAACGTGGCCCGCAATCTGGGGCTGAACCAGATGCAATATCAGCAGCAGCTGATGAATCAATTTCAGACTGCTAACGATACTTTCCGTCCGAGGACTTTCGGCCTCTCCGGCGCGGATGCTTCGCAAATCGCGCTCTCCAACATTGCCGGCCAAAACAATTGGAACCAGGCGAACTACGCCTACAAGGTCCAAGAGAGCCAGTTCGCCGAAAACATGGCGGCACAACAAAGTGTCATGTCGGCCAACGCGGCCAACGCGCAAACCGGCAACATTCTGAGCGGTGCCGGCAGCGCCGTCTCTGCACTTGCCGTGGTCGCCTTTTGCTGGCTCGCCCGCTCCGCCTACGGAGCCTACGACCCACGATGGAAGCGATTCCGCTACTGGATGATTGCCCGAGCTCCACGGACGCTCAGAAAGCTCTACAAACGCTACGGAGCGCAGGCAGCTTGCTGGCTCGAAGCGCACGCCTCTTTTAAGCCGCTAGTACGGATATTGATGGATCTAGCGACTTGGCGCTTGAATTACGCTACCCTCCCTTGAATGGATCGCCTGCTTTTTTTGGGCAACGAGGCTCGCTCTCAAGCTAGGACTCAGCTAGCCGAAACTATCTGCCGGCTACCGTACTCCCGGCTCCTCTCCTACGGCATCACTTCCTACCGGCAAATTACTAATCTCGACGTAATTGGTATTCCGGTTTGGATTTGTCACCGACCGGACGCCCATACGATTTCGGTGACGGCCGGCAAGAATGCCTACGACCGGTTGGCTTGCGCCGGCTCGATCATCGAAGGGCTCGAGTTCTGGGCCGCTGAGAATCCGAATTCAGAGTTTAAGCTTTGCAGTCACCGGCAGCTACAACAGAACCGGGATTCAAGTGATCTATTGCCTCTGGAAGCCTATCCGCTGGCCAGAGATAACGTCCTTGACGAGGACACGCCGATCGCCTGGGAGCTGGTCGAGAAGGTCATCATTCGACCAGGATTTGCGAGCACCGTCTGGATGCCTTCGCATATGATCTGGCTGGAAGACCGCGCCAGGCAACAGTTTCTCGATGTGCAGCAATCCAGCAATGGCCTCGCGAGCGGCATCACTCTGGAGGACGCACTTTTGCAGGCTTTCTATGAACTGGTCGAACGAGACGCCTGGACCATTAACCAGTATGTGCGGGAGTTAGTCGGAACGCTTCCGGTTCGGGTGCCGCTGATTGATCTGCCTCCCGAACTGGAGTGGTCTATTTCGTTGATCCGGAAAGCCGGCCTTTACCCGTTTCTGCATTATTTAGAAAACGACCTCGGCATTCCCGTGCTTGGCTGCGCCTTATTCGGCGGTGACAATGTAGGCTTTTTCGGCGGCTACGGGGCTCATCTGAACCCGAGAGTGGCAGCACAGAGGGCGATCACAGAAGCTGTCCAGAGCCGACTCTGTTACATCTCCGGTGCCCGTGACGATCTCTACCGACGTGATTTTATTTTAATGAAGCAGTCCAGTTCAAAGCGCCTTATCGCATCGTTGAATAATCTGCCCTTCTTCAAGGCTAACTGGCCTGAATTCGCGAGGCAGTTCATTTGCGACGGCTACGAATTCGCAAATTTGGCCGAGGAGTTCAGCGCTTTAACGGGTCGGCTAGCGACCTGCGGAATCGATCAGCTTTACTACCGGGTGTTGCGGGTCGAAGAATTCGCGAACGCGAGTCTTACGATTGTCAAAGCAGTGGCTCCTCAATTGGAAGGGGCTTGGTGCGAAAATTGGATGACCAATGGCCGCGCTCAAAAACGGCTGGAAAAGGAGGTAGCTAAAGCCGCCGATGGAACCGACTGAGCAGGAACGAGTATTGGTCTATGCCGGCCCCAGCCTTGATCACGATTCGATCCGTGAACAGGTGCCCGAGGCGATCATCAAGCCGCCCTTGAAACAGGGCGACTTCATTAGCGACTTGATGGAGTTGCAGCCGAGCCACGTCTTGATTATCGACGGCACCTTCCACCAGTCTCTGAGTATCTGGCACAAAGAGGTGATATGGGCACTTCAGATCCCTGGAGTCAAGGCTGTTTACGGAGCGAGTTCGATGGGTGCCTTACGAGCTGCCGACATCGCTAATTTTGGCATGATCGGTTGCGGCAAAATTTTCGAATGGTACTACGAAGGCGTCATTCACGATGAGAGCGAAGTAGCCTCGACCTACGCTCCGCTCCCAGACGGTTCACTCTTCGCTACAACGGTCCCCTTGGTTAACGTGCGAGGGGCGCTCCTCAAGGGCTTTGAAAACGAAGTATTTGACGAGGAAACCGCGGAGCAGATCTTCGCCCAGGCTGGAGCAATCCATTGGACTGAACGGACTGAACGGTCGCTTGGATCCCTCAATGATGTACTCCTTGATGTTCTTAAGGCTCATAACCAGAAAGCGATCGACGCGCTTGAGTTACTCTGCACGTTTCGCGATCTCAAGCCAATCGAAGGTGCAATCAAGCCGACCGAGGAATCGCTCTCCCTTTTGTTTAGCGCCCAGTTCGAACGTGATCGCTCAGTCACGGTGGGTGGCCGGCAAGTAAAATTGCAGGATATCGATGCGTTCGTCTCGCTTCACAGTCAGGAGTTCGAGGAACTGAGCGAAGCCGCAGACAACCGGATACTAGGATTGCTGCTAGCGGATATCTACCGGATCGGTTTTACCGCGGCCGAGCTCGATGCCGAGTGGCGCCGGATGAACATCAAGAAGGGGCTGCGTTCGCTAGCCGAGCACGACCGCTTCCTGCGCGATAACCATATGAACGCGAGAGAACTTTACCGATTATTGGGCGAAGAGATTCGTCTCCGGAAATTGCGTCGTGCTCTGATGGTGCGCTGCGGGCCGAGGCGCCGAACCCAGAGGCTGCTAGACCTTCTCAAACTCAATGGCCAATACCCTTATTGGTGCAACGCCGCGGCCAGGCACGAGCAATTGTTGGAATCGCAAGGTGGCGAAATCGGATTGGAATTCGCTGAAGAAATGAACGTCTCCAGTCTTTTGCTCCAGCACGCCAAAAGCTCGGGTCAGACGATCAGTGCTTCGCTCGAAGATTTCATCGCGGAGAACGGATTCGGCACGCTGCGCGAGCTCGCAGTCGCGTTGCTGCGTGACAAGGCCGGCACTGAAGGATAAACTCCGGCTCGGAGGTTCTCCCCTTCCATGCCGAATTTTTTGCAGAACTCCATGGACGGCTTCCGCCGAGGCTGGGAGCAACAATACGGCTCTGGTGCTCGACGCGCTGGCCCGGCCGTGGTCCCGGTATCCCAAAACCCGGCGATCGGAGCGCCAATTGGCGCGAAAGAGCCAGAACTGCCTCCAGTTAGTCGGAATCCAGAAGTCGGCCAACCACTGAGCGGAGATGCATCTGCATTTGCGCAGCCAAATTACGCGGTGCCCCAGCAAGCTACTCAGGAACAGTCGCCCGGCCAGCCGGCCCAGTCGGTTTCGCCCGCCAATCAATTCGTGTTGCCCTGGTGGCTGATGCTGGCGGCAGCGCAAGCCCCACGGTCAGGGAGCGCAGCGACGCCGATGGCGTACAATCCCGAAGTCGGCCAGCCTCTTAGCGGCGATAGCGGAGGAGATGGCGGCTTCAACTTCCTAAGCTGGCTCCAGAACTTGCTCGGAGGCGGTCAGCAACAATCGGCACCGGTTAACGCTCCCTTACTCAATCCAGATACTCAAGTCGGCCCAGCAACGCCGACAATGCCTCAGGCCGCGCAAACTAGTGGAGGCGTAGCGACCTCTTCGCCGGGAATCGACGCTGCCAACGCAGCCAATACGTCGTTTGGCGGAGGCGGTGGTGCTGGCGGTGCCGGCGGAATGGGGGGCAGCATATTAAGTGGCCTCGGGAGTTCTATCAGTAACTTCGGGAAGAACCAGCCGAACTTCCAATACAATCCTGGCAACATTCCGCTTCCACAAAGGGTGACATTTGTTCCGCCCAACCTCTCTCCGAATCAGAATGTGAGTTATTAGCCTATGCCGTTCCAAGCTCCATTTAGGGAAGTCCTGCCAGCCCGGCTGCAACCGCAGAATCTCATCACACCAATAGTAGGCGGCGGTAACACACCGCTCAATGTCGCTTCAGCGTTCCACTACCCTGATTTTGTTGAGAACATGCAGAAGGGACTCCAAATGGGTTCCGCGCTGGCGAAGCTACCTCGCGAAGGGGCCGAGAACGCGTTGCAGAAGGCTTATGCCCAGATTCAAATTGAGCAGGCTAAAAACGTTCAGAATCAAATTAAGGCGATTCAGGCTGATAAGTCGATGGACCCGGCGCACAAAACTGCGGCCATTCAAAGCCTGCTTATCCAAAGTGGAATTACTACTAGCCCCACGGGTCAATCATCGAGTCCATTCCTTCCCTTTCAAAATGTTCCAGGTTACACAGAGAAATATTTGCAGGGACCACCAAACCAAGAGACTCCTCCGCAAGAAAACACTCCTCCGCAAAAAGGAGCTCCTCCGCAAAATGCTGCTCCCCAAAAGAGTGAATTAGAAAGCCGAGCAGATCGATTCTCTACGGCGATGCTTGATAACAGCGGTCAAAATAATCTGCCTTCCACTGTGGTCAGGGTCAGCTCCGCCCCCTTCGCGAATCCTAATCCAAATGCCCAGAATTTAGTTAGCAACGCCCCGATTTCACAACCTGGATATCAGCAGGTAGGATGGCCGACAGTCCCTCAATTCCAGCAGCCGGATCAATTCCAATTAGCTTAATATGGCAGACGGAGATCGTTACAATCGAATTCCAAAGTTACTTCCTGATGAGGCAAGTCCGGAAGCGATCGCTGCTTCCAATAAAACATACAGAAAGTATGTCGATAACCAACTAGGGACAACCCTCCATAACAAAGACGGGAGTGCCACGATGCACACCGACGCTCTAGGTCGTACTTGGGAAGTTCACAATGTTAATGGCCAGCAAGTGCTGATGAGAGCCGATCCTACAGATCCCATGAAGTTTACCTATTGGGATCCGCGGCAAGGGGAAGTTTCAGGGTATTTAGGCGGCGAAGACATGCACAATACGATGGTTCACTTGCGAAGCACGCTTCCGCAGCAAAACCCTTTGACGAATAAGAACTGGGGCAAAGACCTGAACGAAGCAAGCTATGGTGAGCTTCAAGCTTATAGGGCGCAGAATGAGGCGGCAGGTAGAACAGTGGCTCCCAATCCTAACGACGTGCGAATGTTTGGCCAATCGCATGACGCGATCGAACTGCTCAAAGATATCGAGGCGAAATTTAAAGCCGTTAACGGAGCACAGGGATTAAATAAGCTTCAGCAGGCTATTTCAGCGATAAATAGTAAAACTGATTTGGCTAACTTTCTTCGTCCTGGGGGCACGCCAGATCCTGAGCGTGCTAATATGCTCGGATTAACACGCGATCTGATGCGGTTAAATCAACTGGGTGTAGACGTTAATAGACTTACTCCAGAAGGGAAAGGAGGAGGAACGACATCTGCTGGTCCACTGTTCGACCTCATTTCTAAAAGTCCTCTCGCAGGTGCCATATCCGGCCTTTCAGGGCCAATTATAGATTCGCTAAAGAAAGTTGTTAGCGGCAACTTCGATGTTGATGCCCTAAACGAGAACGTCCCACTGCTAAAAGCGCAACTTCAACGAGAATTGCATAGCGAAGTCCTCAATGCCGCCAGTCCAGAAGGCGGGAGAATGCGATTAAGTGACGAAGTTAGGGGATGGGGAAACGATGCTGCTGATGATCTTGAAAAACATAATCTTGGTCCGAGCCACGCAGTAACGGAATCAGATCCGATACTGCCCGAACAAGCGGGCGGAGCATCCGTAAAGTCTGTGACCTCGCCAACTACGACGACCTCGGGCGACCAAGGCAGCACCAGCACCGGTAATCAAGCTGGTACTACCACCGATACAGTTGGACAATTCGAGCCAATGGCCAACGCAGGGATCCAGAAAACGAAGCCCTATAATCCGAAGCAGATGGTATCAGGAGTCGAGGCGATCAAAAAAGGGGTCGAAGCAGTGGTCAAAACGGCGCAGGCCCCCAATGCATCGTCAGGGATCACCGAAGGCTATCAACGTGGAACACCTGGCTCTCAGGAACCGCAGGCTCCGCAGGGCGATAAAGGTGCCGACAATACGAAAGTAGCGCCGGCTCCGATAGCAAAGGCTACGCCCGAGCCTTCAGCTATACCAGGTGCTACGCCTAGCCGCACACCGGCAGTAGCGCAGCCTAACCGTACCCCCGTAGCAGCGCCTAAGCCTAGCAAAGCGCCAATCGGCAATCAGGGGCCGGAAACCATTGGCAACGCCAGCCAGCCAGGATTGGGGCCACAACTATTGAATCCTACCTTTGCACCAAAAGACTATCCCACGCTGCATCTAAAGCCATGGGGGATATTCTCCGGAGCCAGTGCCGACGAGTTGCCGAGTAATAGCGAGGTGGGTGCTCCGTTAGGCTCCCCAGATACTCGGATAGTAGGAGGCCAGCCAGTCGCGCACCTATTCCACCAAGAACACGTGGATGGGCTCCCGCCGGGAACGCCCTTTTATTGGGCTGATCACGCAGATCCTTACGTCAAGGTCTAGTGGTGAGATGAGCCCACCGCATAAAGGAAGGCTACGAGGACAAGCAGGCCGAGTCCGACCAACAGAATAATGCCAAGAATGGCTGCTAATTGGGCGCATCCGGCATTGAGATTCGCGCCTACTTGCTCACCAAAGGTTCCTCCACCTTGAAGTGCGAGGTACTGCTTAAGCTGGCGAGCTAACTGCGGGTCGATTTGTGGTTCGATTTGCAGTTTGGCTGTTGGTGGCTCGTTGAAGGGATCATCGTCGTCGAAGATGGGCACTTTCAATCCGTTTGCCTTAATCAGGCGTTGGATCTCAGGATCAGCCAGGATCTTTTGGAATTCTTCGTCAGTCATAAAAATGTCATTTAACGTGAGTGAGCATGTAGTACATCGCGCCTAAAATCAGGCCGGTCTGCGCTATCATGAGGCCGAGGAAGCGCCAAGTTAAAGCGTGCAATTCTTGATGGAGCTCTGCTTTAGTCGCTAGAAAATCCAGTTTGGTTGCTACAACCTTTAATTCTGATTCGATTTCTTCGGGAGTCATACGCAGAGAGCGCAGGCACACAAAAAGAGGTGCAGCGCGAAGAGGAAAACTAACAATTCAAAGAGACTAACTTTCATCGATCTGTTTCCGTATCTCGGTGCCCATCCGTAGAAACAAGCCGCGAGCTCGAGTTGTTAACTCTGGGCCATTAGCCAGTATCTTCCTTGCGGCTGAGCTAACCTTTCCGTCGTAATCATCGCTTAGGAAGAGCACCATGGCGTCAACCACCACCAATATCTTTTTTAGCGATTCTGGCGAGCGACCCTTGAGCGACAGTTTTAGCGTCTCCTCGTTGCGTAGCCGTCCCTCATCTAACAGCCTCAATATTGCCTCTAATGATGCTTCTGATTGTTGGTCGTCGTTCATCGTGCGTCCTTGATGATTCCCCAGGCCTCGACGTCGAGGACGGTGTCCAGATGGGTGGTGCTGATATGGTCGAACACCCAGAGGTAGAAGGTGTTCATGTTCTTGAGAGTGCGGCCGACGGTCAGCTCGCTTTGCCCTTCAGCGAGCCGAGCCCGAGCCCAGTCGATAAATTCTTGGCGTCTGTTCATTCGACCTCCAGGTAAGAGGTCATTCCGCAGTTGCGGCAGTTGAACACGCGGGTCTTACCCACGCGAATTTCGTAGCGGGCCACATCGCAGCCACAGAGCTCGCAGGTATGGTCACTGTGAACTGGCTCGGGTTCCGGAGCGTCTTCGTCGAAGTCGCTTTCAAGGATGTCATCGTCCATAGGCGGGATCTCGCGGTCGTAGCAGCCGGTGAGTTGGCTTTCGAGGTAGTCAGCGTATTCGGGCATGACTCAATATTGCGATGTAAGAAAATAATGCAAGTAAAATAATGAAAGGCCCCGCAGGATTGCTGCGGGGCCTTAAGAGAGAGAAGACGGGGTAAATTTAGGCTGGCAGGACGAGGTCTTCAGCTGCTGCCCACAGCTTGGTGTTGATGCCCAACAGCCCATCGATGGCCTTGATTTCCTTGGCCCGTTGCTGACTGATCTGCCAGCCGAGTTTGGGCCGGGTGACCTCGAAACCGCCCTTGACGATGTTCTCTTGGACGCGATTGAACACCCGCCAAAGGTCATTGCCTTTGTCCTCTTCCCGGCGAGCCGCCAGGACGTCGTGAGGCCGAGCAGCGACCTCTTCGGAGCCGTAGCGGATCCCGATGGCGTTGGCTGCGAAAGCCACTTGCTCGGAGTAATCGAGCTCGCGAGCGCTGAAGGCTTCGACGCGTTCCAGGGAGCGCTCGGACTGCTCTTGGAGATAGATCGCGGCCAGGACCGCTTGGTCGATGGTGGTGCGGCTGTGGCGAATTACCCGGCTCTGGATGACGCCGTCCGCGATGACCAGTCCATTGGCGCAGGCGGTTCGGAAAAGGCCGGCCTGGAGCCTGCAAGCGCTCGCGCCGTCGTGGCTATTGGTCAGGATGACCCGTGGGCAGACCTTCGAGTAGTTGTACTTTTCCAAATCCCGCGCATGGGCCAGCACAACCATATGTCTGGCAAAGCTGCGGTCGGCCAGAGTGGCGTCCGGATGGCGGCTCCCGGTCGTGTTGACGCCGACGATTTGCCAGCCTTCCTGGCGCAGCGGCTTGATGATCTCCTCTGTCGAAAGGAAGGAGTAACGCTCCGAGGTCCGGCGGTGATTGCGGTCGGTCGCGAAAACCGAAGGCGCAATCGAGCGGACTTGGGCGTCAGAGAGGATGCCATTGGCGTGGACTAGGTCAGTGGAAGTGTTTTGCATAAGAAGGACGTTAGGCACTCCAGATAATAATGCAAGAGAAATATTTGAGGTAATTCTAAATCACTACTTCCACATAGGTCCGGCTAGGAGTCTCGGCGAAGACAGTTAGTTCGACTTGTAAGGTCACACTCCTCGCGTCACTGGCGAGACTGAGGACTTGGAGGGAGTGAATTTTGACCGCCGCTTCGTATTGTTTTTCGAGCAGCTCCGTCAAATTAATGGTAAGCATTTTTGGGGATCCTTATCCTTAAACAAGAGAAAACACGTCTGGGGGCCTCGAGTGAGGCCCCCGCTTTCCTTTCGGTCAGTCCCTATACTCCCACCGATTGGTGACTGGGTTCCAATGTGCGGTTCCGGTTTGGCCCCCTAGCCGATCGCGGAACTCGTAGTTGCCAGTAACTGGGTTGTAATTGGACGAACCGGTTATAGATCCAGAGTCGTCGCGATACTCCCAGCGATTAGTGACCGGGTTCCATTGAGCGCTACCTCCAGCAAAGCTGGAGCCGACAAAGCCCGCTACTGCGCAGGTGATTAATACTAATTTCATTGCGACGACCGTAGTTGCCCCATGAAATAATGCAAGGAAATTAATTAAGGGTTGCAAGCGGGCGGACGGTTTCGTAGGAATTGAGTGCCCGAGGGGTAAGTTGTCTACTTACGGGGAAATCCCGTCGATTCATACTGTGGGAAAAGGTTAAGGCGTGATCCTGGTAGGTGAAATCCCTGCTCCCTCGGGCACCTTAAGGTCATGAGAACAGACAAGAAGGAAGAGCTCGGTGAACCGATTCGAGCGAGTAGCACCTTGATGCTGCCCCCAGGCGTTGTGAGGAAGCCGGTACGACCGCGGCCTCGAGCCGGCCCAGAGCCGGTGCAGATGTCGCAAAGAAAAATCCTTGAGTTGCAGGAGCGAATCCACCGAGCGATTCGAGCTGAACTGCCAGATGGCTGGGAATTCATGTGCTGCATCACCGGACCGAGCGGCGAGAAAGAGGTTTTTGGGAGCTTGCATCCAACGCCAGAAAATCGGAATTTCCTCAAGGCGCTTGCCGATGCGATGCCCATCAAAACCTGGAGAAGTTAATTTATGGCAGCAGCGACCAAAGAGTGGAGTCCTAATCACGAGAGCGCACTGACCGGATTGGTCGGATTAGGTATCCCCAAGAAAGAGGCGCAGAGCCACCTAAAAGGCCTGCCAAGCGCCGAGGTCGGCGACCTGATGCGCCAGGCCTTAGCTTCGAGAACACGCAGCCAGGCGCCACCTGGGGCGATTGCCGGCGGTCCTAGCGGCGCGGTTCCGCTGCATCCGCCAACCGCATCGGCTCAACCAGCAACGGCTACGTCGACTCCGGCACCTCCTGAACCCGCCGCAGCGAAGGGGCCAAGCATGAGAGACATTCTACTAGCAAAAGCCGCAACCGCCCAGCAACCTCAAGGGCCGACTCAAGGCGGTCCGCGTCGTGATTTGTTTAACCGGATTGCGGATACCGTTTTCGGCGCTCCAAAACAGCGGGCGCCGGTCTGGCCGGTGTTGCCGCCGATGCGCGGACAAGCCGGGTCGGCTCAAACGCAGCCAACTGGACCGGCGGCAGCTCAGATTCAGCCCGGCCCGGCACCAACGCCACCTCCAGTGAAACCGCGGATCCGGATGCGAGCTGCGGGCCAGCGAATTCCACCAGCACCGATCGGGAAGGGTGCTCCGACCGAAGAACCCGAGGCTCCAGCTGAAGCGAAAGAGAAAGCAACACCATTGCCATTAATTCGGAGCGCGGAAGAGTACGAACAATTAGCGCCTGGGACCGAATTTATCTGGAGAAGTGATGGCCACGTTTACGAAAAGCCAGCACCAAAAACGGCAGAAGCGTGAATGGATATTATGCCACCACTGCGGCATGCAGTTCTCCCGTCGACTTTCTCAGCGCCGGAAACGTTTTTGCTCGCGTCGCTGCGCTAGAAGCCGGCAACGCCGGTTGATCCTGGCGACGCAAATGGAGTTGCCCTTTGCAGCGTGATAAACTGCCGCCATGGACTATATGTATGGCAATTTTCAAGAGTGCTGGACGAATCGTTATTCGTGGTTCAAGCCGGCGACACGGAACTTTCATCATCACCAATGTTTAGAGGATCCGGCGGTGGTTCTTCCGCCCTGGTATAAGCCAGGTCACTAAGGTAACGCGCCCTCCAGATCAGCCAGCAAGCAAGCAGTCCGATTCCGTGGCCGCGCTCTCGCGCTTCGCCCGCAGCAAATCCGTCTTCATACGCTTTGCGGATTAGTTCCTCCATT